AAGAAAAGCTTACCAGCCCCTCTGAATCAGCTTCCCCTTGAGAAAAAGACCGCTAAAGTAATACCTATACGGATGCGAGTTGGTCTTAATGAGGCACGTCCTACCTTTGTTCCTGACCTTGGTGAACCGCTCTTTACGACTGATGACAGACGCTTCTGGGTAGGAGATGGTGTAACCCCTGGTGGTATCCCTGTCTCTGTCTCACAGTGGCCTATAGAGGACGTATCCGACCTACAGCATTTAGAAGATGCTGAGATTGGTGACTTTGCATTCTATCGTGACCGTACTCGTTGTTTCATGCTTGTTAATCCCCCACCCAGTTCTAAAGTAGCGTGGATGGAATTACAGGTTGAGCCACTGGTCTCTGACGATGAACGTAAAGCTCGACGTTATCTAAATGCAGTACAAGAGTTCTTATTGGACGTCTTGTTAGAAGAACGCTTTATCAGTAATGATGAAGACAGGCTGTTGCCAAAGAAAACAACCGATGGAAAGATTGCTAAGTTGATGCATGACCGTCGTGCGTTAAATACGTACCTGGCCGACACAAGTGAAGAGAAGCAATTCCCTGAACTGCAGTTTACCAGCTATAGTAAATTGTAAAAAGTTAGGGGCACTTAGTCCCTTTCTTTTGACGATATAATTTTTACACTTCTATAGTTATTTATGTCTAGCCACATGGCGGAGTTTAGGTAAATGAAATACACAAAACAAAATCCGAGCGAGGACTACCTCTCACTCGCAGAGCAGTATCGCCTGCTCTACTCAACTGAAGGTGGGTCTTTAGCCAACGGAACCAAACGCGCTCCAAAAGAGATGTTTGCTAACGGGGAGTATGGTAAAGAAGCTCCTGTTATTAAACGGTTAATGGATAAGAACGATTGCCGTTCTCTTATTAACTTTGGTTGTGGTAACCCCGATGCGTTCTTCGTAAAGCCATATATCGACAAAACGATTGTGCAGAAAGACGACAAAGGTAATAAAATGAGTCCGGTTCATGACTCTGTTTATGATTACCTTGGCCGTCCTTACGTTGTAATGTACGACCCTGGAATCGAGGAGCTCTCTGAGTATCCTACCTTCCCTGGGGAGATGGTGGTGTGCACGGATGTGTTAGAACATATTCCAGCACAAGACATTCCTTGGTTCTTAGATGAACTGTTTAATCTAACAACTAAGGTACTGCATGTTACAATTCATCTTGGTCCGGCGGTAACATTCTTACCTGATGGTCGAAATGCCCACGTAACTGTACGACCTCGTGATTGGTGGTATCAGCAAATTGAAGCTGCCAAGAAACGAGCCAGTCACCAAATTCACGTTAACACGGTTATGCGCTATCCTGTAGATAAAAAGGGTAACTACGTTAACATTGATTATTCCCAATACACGTAAACTGAAGGAAATCAACTATGAGTGATTCTAACAAAAGCACTATCCGTCTTTACGGTTGTGGTGGCTGCGGTATCAACATCGTATCCCCATTCGCCAACAAATCATCTGGTCGCGGTTACTCCGACATTGAAGTGGGTCTGATTGACTCCTCAACGTCTAACTATACCGCTGAGCACAAAGAGAATGACGTTCCGTTCTTCTTAGCTACAGATGAAGGTGAGGGTTCGGGTAAAGTTCGCCGTGACAACGCTGCGGTAATTAACGAAAACATTCGTGCGGCATTGCAGAAACAACCACCTGCTGGTTTCAACATTGTTGTCTTCTCTACCTCTGGCGGTACGGGTTCTGTAGTAGGGCCTCTTCTGGTTAAAGAACTGTTGAAGCGTGGTATTCCTGCCATCGCTATTGCAGTAGGTTCTTCTGAGTCATCTATCACTGCACTAAACAGTCTGAACACCCTGAAGTCTCTGGCGGCTATTGGTGACTCGTTGGATAAACCAACTATCATCAGTTACCACCACAACAGTGCAACTACTCGACGTAGTCAGGTAGACGCAACTTGTAATGCAACAATCCAAGCCATGGCTGCTCTGTGTTCACAGCAGAACGATGAGCTTGACCAACGTGATGTCCGTAACTGGGCTTTCTATAATCACTCAACTTCAGTACCGGCTCAACTGTCAGTACTTGAGATTTGTGATTCGGTGGAAGTAGCAAAGCAAATCGACGCACCTATCTCAGTGGCGACGCTACTGGTTGATAAAGATGCACCGGCTCCTGAACTGATGCCTGAATACTCTTGTATTGGTTATCGTTTGGATGGTCTGGAAGATGGGCTGACTGAACTACACTACATCATCTCGGTAGATGGTATTGCTGATTTAATCAAATACCGCCAAGAAGAAGTAGACAATTACAGTCGTGCTACTGAATCGCGCAACGTTAATACACGTAGAGTATTGTCGGGCACCGACCAAATCGATGCAGACACTGACTTGATTTTATAAAAGTTAAGTTAAAAATACCTATAGTATGTAGACGGGTGTACTTTTAAGGTTCTCGTCGGCGTTGCTGTGGTTACCCCGGCGGGGACGCAGCTGATTCTCTGGTGTGGGAGTTTTTCAATTTCGCCTTACACCATGACTCTGAGCCGTGCGCTGACGGCAGAGGCACACTTCACCAACGACGAAAGTGCCCATGTAAGCTAGCGGTACCCTGCCGGGGTTGAACCAGGCTGGAAAGAGTCGGGGGTTCCTTTAATTAGGAGCGCCCGCCTCGGACCAGTTCTAACGGTTTTTAAAAAATTACAATCTGGCAAACACAAAGCTCCCTTAAATGGGAATTGGTTATAGTGGTCCACAAGGACTAACTGCTTCGAACGAGAGATGTCTTACATTACGCCCCAATGGATTTGTAAGCATTACCTCTAGTAGGGTGATAAGAAAGTGCATAAGCGATAATTCCCCCGTGGTCAATATCCATTAGAACATTGACTAGAACATCTAAGTATGTGACGGCCGATGCCGTCGCTTATGCCGTCTTACCTATTTTTTTATAAAGATATATTATCTTGGTGAAGTAAACAAATAAAAGGAAAGGTAATGAAACTTATTATAGTTGTATCTGACGATATCGAGGTGGTGGGGAAATCTGAGAAGGGAGACTTCTTACAAACCAGAAAGCTCTGCGACCCAGAACACATCTACATTGTGTTGGGAAGCGGGGACATGCCCGAAGGGATAATTGCCCATCTGAATAAAGTATATGGGACACTCCAAGTAGCTACTACGTTTACAGCAACGTTACCGGTGTTTACCCCTGACGATAAGGTATACGTCCACACAACGGACTAGCCCCTTTAAATCTTTCCAGAGAAGCACGTAGAGGGTAGATTAAACATTAAATAGTACTACCGTATCCCCAGTATATCCTAATTGATTACAGCGGTATACAGGCCGTATAAAATTTACATAGAATGCTTTTAGTATAGGGGGAGGAATCTATATCCTCTATATAAACGGGAGAGGCAAAATGAGTAAGAGACAACGTCTTGTTATCTTAGATGCCGGATGGGAAATAAGAGCAGTCACTACCTATGTAAAAGAGATACTAACGGAGTACCCAGAGTATCAACATTTACAGGATAATATTGTAGAGCTTATCATCCACCAACGTCTAAGAGAATTCTCGCTGATGTTTGCTGCACACTTACCACAACACAATTCACGTGCACCCATCCCTGATAGTCTATACCGTTACCTACATTCTGTACCAACGGAACTGACAGGACGTGTAGACAAAGAACTGTATAAACGGGAGCGTCACATGCGAACTTTACTTGGTGAAGTGCAAGTGGCAAACATTAAAATAAAAATACGCGAGTCATTATTGGAGATAACATGTTGAAGTTGAAATACCCAATCTACAAAATGGTGCGGGATTCTAAAGACGTTATCATGTCTGGTTGTTTTATACTGGACGGAACAACGTTGAAGAACTGTGCCAGGGCAAATTTTGCTGATGAGGGGTTTGAACTGCCTGAGTCGGAAGAAGGTCTTGAGACATTTATCGTCGATAGTTTCCAAGATGTAATTGCCAACAACGTGGAATACGATGCTGGTTCCAAATACGTCTCCATTCGTGTATTGGAAAAACTACACGGTAAGAAGTGGACAGGCGATTCGACATATGTCATGGACTACGCTGAAATGTTAATGACGAATATTTTTAAGCGTCATCCTTTTGGCATGTGGGACGTGTTCTTTAGAAATGGTGGTCTGTTTGTTATCTACCAAGGTAACTACGCGGAAGTATTGTATCGCTACATGAAACATACTAACTCGACAGAGATTCCATCTATTGAAAAGCTGGTAAGTTTCTCTATTACTGGTACAGTCCAAGAAGACGGCATTTCAGATTTCAGGTAGGTAATATGGCAAACGCACTTGGAGCAATCTTTGATTTAGGCCCAGCGATTAGCCAAACTAAGAAAGCCTTGAGTATTCACGACAGTCTTATATTAGACATGGTTAATTGGCGACCTTGGGTTGAGGCGGAGTTACGTCTTATCCTTGAACCAATGAATCCCATGAGCTATTGGGAAGAGAAAGAATATGAAGAGGCTCAGTTTGGTGACATGGGCTTTCCAACAGATAACATCGAACGGGCACGTAAAGTAATGCGTAATCTGCTAACCGAAATGGTGGCTAATGCATTAGGTCCTGTTCGTGACCATCATCTGTACGAGGTTGAATTTCTGGACGTTGACGCTGCGGGAGCTGTGTACAACCTAAAGATTATCGACCGGGGTGACCGTCGCGCACTCGAGTATGAGCGTCACTTGAAAGAAGAGGCTATGTTCGAAGAGGCGGGTGGTTACGTTCCTGAGCGGATGCGTTCTGCTTACAGTTACTGAGGTATGACAAAATGAGCAAAGTAGTTTGCGTTATTCCTGGCGATAGCGTTGAACGGGCTTTGCAGGGTGAAAACATCCTGATAGAAGATTTTGTGCAAATGACGAGACAAGACTTTATCCTTAGCACCATTTACCTAATGGCTGAAGTTGGGTTCTCGTCACTGCGCAGAGCAAATGAAGATTTGGCTAGAAGGATGTGGTATAACCGAATGGAAATGTATAATTTCTGGGATGTGGGTATGAGTTCTGAAGAAGATGAACTTATTGCCCACGTAGGTTTTACCTATGCCCGATATTTGCTTTCTTTCTACCAACTGGATGAGTTCCTCTGCGGTATAGAGATAAGTGTAGAACTATTAAACGGAGATGTATATATCTATGGCCACTAATAAACCGATTGTGGTTATTATCAACACTGACCGTTTACGGTACGAGTTGGAACACCACCGTAGCCCAGTATACTCCACAGATACATCCTTTGGTTTATCGTTCGAAGACATACTTCAATTGCTATCCGCATTAGCGCCTCACAGCGATGATGTGGATGCGGTATCGGAGATGTCTTACGATATTGCAGAGAGTATGGAGTTTGCTGATGGTAACGATTACAACGCACTGGTTGCCTTGCTTAATGATACCATTCGATTCATTAACAAGAACCTAGGGGAAGTAGCACGGGCGTACCCTAAACGTCAAGCTTACTTTTCTGAGTTGAAAGGAAACAGTGCATTCTTTTTACTGGAGTAGCTTATGAAGAAAGAACACGCTATTCTACCAACACGTGATATCTCAAGGGAACTGGCTGAACTTATTGTTGAGTGTGATATCCCAGAAGTAGATTACGAAAAACTAACCATGGTATTGTTAGATGCAGCACTTGCCTTTAATGATACCAACTGGGCGATGATGAATGACGTTATTCACAATAACCTACTTGCCTTAGGTACTGAAATAGGCTTGGTTACTATGGACGCTGTTCCTCTAGCTGATGTACCTAATCTCCACGACACGCTAAGTAACTTGGCGGTAAAGCTTTATCGTACGATGGTGGCTTTGGAGTTAGACCGTTTTAACAATGACCCAAATAAAGATTGGCCATGTATTACTATACTGGACATGTCCCATCAAGGAGATTTGGTTGTAGAAATCTGTGGCTAGGAGAACAACATGGCAAAAGAACGTGCTATGTTACCTAGTGCAGAATTTTCTACATTGGTAACAGACCTTATGAACAGGTCAGGGCTTTTGGAAATCGACCCAGAGGTATTTGTCAACATCATTATAGATGCTGCGCAAGTAGTTCACCCTAACAATTTCTATGAACCCTACGACACTGTTAATAATCATCTATTGGGATTGGAAGAAGAGTACGCTGGTATCTCTGCTGGACATACCCCCATTCCAGATATACCAAACCTGAGCGATGACCTTTGTGAGTTAGCGCAGCGTGCCAATCGAATAATGTTACGGATAGGACTCGGTGCTTTAAATACCGACCCTGAAAGGAACCTACCTACATTGTACGTGATTGAGATGCTACCGTCCGGAGATGTAATAGTGGAAGTTATGAACTAAGGAGGTTGTATGAAAGTAGTACTTGTCCAACCTCTGCGGTTGTCGTACTACATGGACAGAATCTATCGGGAATTCCAAATAGATGACGTACCAGAACCCATTGATATTCTATCGGCTGTGTTTAGAAAGGAAATGGAGAAACCGGTGGAAGAGATGCATCCAGCATTTTTAGATTTACTAGAATTGCTACTGGATACTCTTTCATCGTATGGTGTTAAACTAGATTTCTTCTCTGTGGCTGGACTTGAGGCTATAGACGAATGTAAATCCCTAATGATTAAGGTTATGTAGCAATGGAAGTAATTCCCGGTATAAAACTTGGGGACGTAGTTAGCTTCAGCGTATTTGAAAACGTGAAGGCTGTACTACCAACTAAGTTTGACAACGTTAAAGTAGTGGGCAGTTTAGATGCCGACTCTGCTAAGGCATTGATAGACCCATATACGCTTCATCGCAATATCTATCCAATGCTTGCACAGGGTACCGCACCCGACGACCCTACTCAGTACTATTACATTAAGGTTAAGCTGCCGAATGGGCAATTTACGGCCGTAGGTATCCCATGGATTAATCCTACGACAATTGAACAACGCGATTCCAGCACTGCGGTAGTTAGAATCCAAAATATCAGCTCAACCGATTTAACCCGACTCCGTAATCACATTGCGGCTGCCGGTTGGACACTAGTGGACGCTAAGATGGTATAAACTCATGGACAGGTTCGATGTACGAAGATACGGAAACAGAACGCAGTATATTTCTAAGTCGTATCCACATATATCGATAACGTTAAATGGGTTTGACCAACATGCACTGATTCGTGTCAAGCGCGATATTATGGTAGACATAGTGCTACTGATAAAGCGTAACCTGCGTATAACCCTCGCTGAAGAACTTGAGAGGTTATTACGTATGGGGCGTGGGGAGCAACATAGAGTTTATTAGGGAGGTACTTACCTCCCTAGTTATGCCGTTTAAATATAAAAGGAGAAAATGGCAATGTGGAATATACAAGTACACGCAATAAAAGGCACCGTCGATGTGGCGGATGAATTTGTTACTGAGGGAGATGTTCTTGAACGGGCGCTCGAACTGAGTAGAAAACACATGGGTCACACGGTTACAGTTTGGGGATTTGCCCGTATGCGTTACCGTATTAAAGATGGTAAGGTAGAGGTCAATCAAAGTAACTACGACCACTACTACACCATTGAAGATGATGGGGATATGGCGTCTGCATTAATTTTCTCCGAATGCATCATTCATGACAATGAAGGTACCGTAGAGGAAGAACTAAAGAAATTGGGTGCGGACGAAATGCGTAGACGTATCATGGAGGCGATTTGTCCCGCTACATTACGCGAAGATAGAGATGCCTTCGAGGTGTGGTATCGTTGCCGCATGAGACACTACTTTTATTAAAAGGTGACATATCCAATTAAGGAGGGGTAGATTCCTACCCCTTAAATGAAAAGAGGCATAGCCTCTTTTTTTTGTTTAAACGAAAAAATACTGTACTCCATTTTAATATAGAAGTTCTAACTAAAGGAATTCGAGATGTTATCTCCTTTCGTAAAACCTGCTACAGAATACGGCAGAGACCTAGGTATTCTGGATGCGGCTATAAAAGATACAGCACATTATCTTGCCACCGTAGAGGGCATTCCTATTGAGGAAGCCATTGCATTTGTACAAAAAGAAACTGGTAAGGGCGGGAAGTTCGAAACTAAAGACCCAGCGACCCGTATCTTACTGCGGGACGAAAAGAAAGGTAGACAAAAGAAAGTTATTCCTTTCAGCCAGTTCTTGTCTGATATCGAAGACCAAGAATACCTGATGGCCCCTACTTTAACTAACTACATCAATCCAAATGAGAAACGTTCTATCCTCTCTGAATACATTGATGGTAACGTTGCTCAACGTAAAGTGGTTAAGAAGGCAGGTCAGAAAGACAAGGCAAATGGTGACCATGAATCAGCAGCAATCAAGCACGTATTGCAGTCTACATTTAAAATTAAGAACAACTCTGTGTCTGGTGCTCACTTAAGTGCACATAACTCACTGTACTTGAAATCGGCTCACCCTACACTAACGTCCACGTGTCGTTCTGCAACGTCTTATTCGAATGCAAATACGGAACGTTACCTGATGGGTAATCGTCATTACCGTAATGCCGACATTGCGATTAACAACATTGTATCCGTGGTTCAGTGTAGCAACTACGATAAGATTGAAATGGCTATGTCCGCCTACAATCTACACTACCCAACTGCAGAAGAGGTAACAGATGCAGTAAGGCGTTCTACTGACCAATATTGGCGTGCTCCAGATAGGTTTCAGCGTATTGCAGATTACATCAAAGCATTGACTCCGTTACAACGTGCTGCCTACTTATACACACAGGACTTGTATCACCTAACGCAGTTTAATCCTGAGGTAGTACGTAGTTTTATCACGCCACTGGCAGTTAAGGCAACTACTCCAATCGATAACCCTAAAGAGTGGATTGAAAAGATGGATGCTGACGTCACGGCTTTGATTGGCATCGTGTGTGCAGCGGAACTGAAAGGCTCTACTTGGTGGGATTTGGAGAAAGACCATCCTGAGCGATATGCGTTGGTGGCCGCACAGGTGAAACAGACCTACGAGACGTTAGAGAAGTTCTCTCTACTAATTGGTTCGTTCTGGTGCACGGATAACCCGCCACCGTCTATGGCCTACTTCCTACAGTCTATCCGTAAGACGGTAATTGTTTCAGACACCGACTCTACTATCTTTACGGTACAAGATTGGGTGAAGTGGTACAACGATGGTGACATGGGCTTTGACGATACTTCTAACGCTGTTGGTGCGGTGATGGTATATCTTACGTCTCAGACTACCGTGCATCTACTGGCACAGCTCTCAGCGGGTATGGGGGTTATCCCTGACCACATCCGTAAACTGGAAATGAAGAACGAATTCTTCTTCCCAGTATTATCACTGACTACTAAAGCGAAGCATTACTTTAGTTACATCAGTGCGTGTGAAGGTAACGTGTACGATGAACTAGAGCCTGAGTATAAAGGTGTATCGCTGAAGAACTCTAAGATTCCTAAGCACATCATGAACCGGTTTAATACCTTTACCGAAAACATTATGGATGACGTAATGGCAGGTAAGATGTTATCGCTCACTAACCTGTTAAAAGAAGTGGTGCAGATTGAAGAAGAGATTACCAATTCACTGGTGACGGGTAAAACCGAATATCTCCAGTTCTCTGCAGTAAAAGCAATGGAGTCGTATAAGAACCCAGAAAGTTCCCCGTATCAACATTACGAGATGTGGGATTATGTCTTTGGACCTACTTACGGCAAAGCTCCACCACCACCATACATTGGCGTGAAGTTATCTTTGGACTTACCTAACCAGACAGCGGTTAAGCTATGGTTGAGTAAGATTGAGGATAAAGAGATTGCCTACCGGATGGAAAAATGGTTGGACAGTAAATCAAAAACTGATTACAAAATTGCTTTACTGCCACTTGAAGTCGTAAGTCAGGTGGGTGTACCTAAAGAACTGTTGTTAGCAAAGGACATTCGTAAAGTGTGTGCTACGCTGTTAGAACCGTTCATCCTGGTACTAGAGTCGTTGGGTATATTCATGAAGAATCAGTATAACTCTAAGTTACCATCTGACTTCCTGAAAGACCTACCTTTCTTAACAGGTGTATAAAGACGACATAAGTGTGGGGCTTTCACCCCACAGACTTATCTTTCTTTACATAGCTGTGCGATACGCTCAAGTTCATCACGAACTAAGTTAACCGCTTGGTAGTTGCGGATACCGTTAACGCCACGGTCACGTTTAAGTTCGTATAAGAAACGTTGTAACCGTTCACGATACTGTTGGTTTACACCATCGGTTTTATCGTGTAATAATAAGAAGCGCCACAGGTGCACCTGAGATAAAGCCAGAGCCCAGCGGTTTTGGCTTGTCTCTGCCGTCTCGATTATATCTAGGAAGTATCCTAAATCTTGGTCGAGGTCAATCTTGGTGTTCTGTAGTAGTTCAACCCAGTTAAGGTCCCGTAAGGAATTATCCTTAATCATGGAGTACTGAGCCTTAACTAAACGCGACTCGTAATCTACCACTGATATTTCTGAATCGGAGCGAACATGGTCTACATCCAAACCTTGTTTCATTCGAGTTAGGCGAACTAATTGTTTTGCCATCTGTAACGATTTGATAGCATTGGCCAGTACGTAGTTGCGAATAAATGCCGAGCGGGTTTCTTCAAGATTTTCTTTCTTGAGAAATTTTACCCATTCGCGATACATTATAGAGAGCATTGGCAAGTCAATTGCAATCATGGCCCAACGGTTACCATTCTCAGGTGCTTCACCTGGAATCCATGGATAACTGTCATGGTAATTACAAGCCACAACTCTGACGGGCGTTAAGTTAATCCAATCTGCATATCCACCATTCACAAACTTACTGTTAGGTATTCTGTCAACGGAACTAATGAGAAACTCGATGTCTCCACCATTGAGGAACTCACCTAGGTACGGTGATGCTGCCTTAGAAGCAGTTGTGATGTCATGTGCCGCACACCATTTATCGTTTAGGTCTAGGGCTGCTAAATAATGAAAGCGGATATCTGCATCGAGCATTTGTCCTGCTTGGTTTAGCATTCCTAATAACGGATGGTCGGACGCCACTACTTTACTGTTACGGCGTTCGTAGTTGAGAACCTTCTCTAGGTTAGCTTCTAGGCCGCGCAACACGTAATCAAGTTTTGGGTACTCTACCTTAGAGACTTCAAAGTCTGGTAGGTCACCGAAGATTAAGTTTTGCATGTGTGTATCCTTGCAGGAGTAATTTAAGAGGAATCATAAATAAACTAAAAAGACGAGGTGAAAAATGGATGAAGAAATAGAAGAAGCCATGAATCTCCTAAGGCGACGAGTACTCTGTAGAGAAAACTTGTCTCTGGCCGAGATTAAAGAACTCGCTGAATTGGGTGAGGAACTTAGCTACTGTATAAAGGAAAGTGTGGGAAACCTTGGGGAATCATAGCCTCAAATATTTTTTACACATCGTTCCTATATATATGTAGAGAAGCTGTGATGGCTTCCTAGGACAGTATGCCCTGTCCATCACAGCACTGTGTGCGTTTAATTTTAATCCCAAGTCGATTCAAAGGGTTTTCACATCTATATCATTCAGGTGCAATAACAGCAACGTTGCAAAGAAAACACTTTAAATAAATCGATTTAAAAACATGAAAGGAAATTGATATGTCAATTAAAGACAACAAGCAACAAAGCGGTCAAAGTGCAATGGAAGCTGCTTTCAAGAAAGCGGGTGAAACTGAGCAAGCTACTCAGAGCACTGAAGGTCGTGGCCCAGGTGGTCAACAAAAGGTACGTTCTGGCATCATCGGTGCTAACGCACGTATCCGTCGTTCAATCTCCCGTCAGGGTACTGGTAAGAACATTGCAGCTTACCAAGAAGCTTTCCAGGAAATCCTGAAGAAAGAAGGCGCTGACGAAATCAAATTCTTCGCCGTTGAGAAAGATGGTTACGGCTTACCATTCTCTCTGATTCTGGCGTGCTCTCAAATTGAGAACACCGTTGCAGTATCTACCCTGGTACTGGAAGAATCTGGCGAACCACTGGCACCGCGCCAAAATAACATCAACGGCACTAACGTTGAAGTTGAGCGTGTACCTGGTGATATCCAATCTGACCGCCTGTGGGCAATTGTTCAGGAAGTACTGTCTGGTCACTTTGATGCAGGTGTTACTTTACATGAAGCCGGTTTGATTGTTATCCCTCGCGGCCTGAGCCACGAAGACGAGCCACGTCTGCACAATGTCGTATTCGACGTAAGCAACTCTAACATCGGTCTGCTTGACCGTGTACTGGGTGGCATCGAAGAGAAGTACACTGTTGCACTGTGGGACCCGCAGAACGAAACCGTATCTGCCCGTCTGGACTTCATGGCTACTAGCACTGAAACTGGTGTTGGCGAAATCGTACGTAGCGACATTCAAGTTGCTATGAAAGCTACCTCTAACCAAGGTGGTCACGATGAAGGCTGGGGTCAGCAACAGCTGATGATTTCTGAAGTAACTGGTTACATGGACCTTATCTACGTAGCGCCGCCTTCGCAGCAAAACGTATTTGGTCAGCCTATGGGTCAACCACAACAGCAAGGTCCTTGGGGACAACAAGCTGCACCGGCGACTCAATGTTACCTGCCTCGTTTCATCATGACTGGTATCACTCACGGTCTGGACTCAGTAAGCCTGGAACTTCAACTGCAAGGCCTGGCATCAGCTGCGGTACTTGATGAAGACCACAACTGGGCTCGTGCGTTCCTGCCTAACTACAACATCAAAGGTACTGACATGCACGATATCGGTGCTGTTAAGTACGAGTGTCCAGCACTGGCGGATGTGGAAGTTGATACTAAATCAGCAGACTTCACTCCTCAGACTCTGCTTCAATTGCTTGGCGTAGCAGTACACCCTAACATGGTATACTCTATGGATATCGCAGAAGCCGGTCCAATGAGCTGGGTACAGCACATCTTCATCGATGCTGCCTGTGGTAACCCTAAAGCGATTGAAGCAATCGTGAATGCAGCGGACACGCTGACTAACGGTAACTTCAGCAACATGTTTAAAGGTAAGCAGTTGTTTACTGGCGACGTAACCCGTATCCACAACGGTTACTACGTTGACGCAGAAGGCAACAAGAAAGACCTGCGCGAAATCGACTACTTGGCAATGCTGAACCTGCAAGGCGGAAGCGACCTGCAAGTAGTTACTGATTACGTGGATACGTTCACTGCAACTAACGTTCCAGAAGACTTCCGCTTACAGCGTCGTCTGAACATCCTGCGTGGTCTGCTGGGCGAAGGCTCAGTATTCGTATCTGGTTACTCTCGTCGTGTGGACTTCACTTCAGACTTCATCATGACTCTGGCAGCAGCTTGTGCAGCAGCCGGTGCAAATGTACGTCCAGAAGGTATCTACCAAGACATGACTACCGGTACTCGTCCTGCAACTAACTACCAGCGCTTTGCCTCTCAAGGTAACCAGCACTCTGGTATGTTCAACCAGCAGAACCAGTTCGGCGGTCGTGGTAACCAATACCAAAACATGAACGCACGTACCACCTGGTAATCGCAACATGTAAATCGTGAATAAAGGGGGCTTCGGCTCCCTTTATTTTTTTGCCTAACTACATTTTCTACACAACGCCGTAATTTTATAGTGGGGTCTTTTTACGGATAAGAAGGAATCGTGCAATGAGGCTGCAGTTGAGGTATACAGCACTAGTTGCTATTATATTCTGTTTTGCTGTACTTGGTGTGCATATCACCACCGAATCGGTCTACTTGACAGTTACCATGTTCGCTACGGGTCTCCTAGCCGTTGTTGTGGACAGGGTAGTAATGATTGGGGAAACTGAGCCGTATACAGCACAGCGTATCCTGATTACATTAATCATCGTGTGTTGCGTTTGCATAGCGTCGCTACACTTACATCGCTTTATAACCTAAAATGTTTACTAAAATAAAAGGAAGGTAAAATGGGGACTAATTTAAAATGGGTGACGGGAATAAACCGCACCGTACGTGAAATACTTCAGCCAAAATTGGCGGGGATGAATGTTGACGTGGTTGCTGAAAATTTGATGTGCGATAACGTCAAGGCAAAGGCGATTATGGATGGAACAATCGACATGACCATTTCCCACTTGGTAATTCTGTGTAAGCTGTCAGGCTTTGAGCCACATGACGTAGTAAAAGTGGCGGTACAGCACAACGTACAAACTAACCGTGCTAAACTTAAAACGAACGTAGCAAAGGCGGATGGTGCAGATGGCTGAACTTAAAGGTGTGGTTATTAGTCCAACGGGTAAGGAACATGCTTTACCTTCGTTAGAAGATGCAGTGCGTACACTGGTCATCGTCAGCGATGAGTTACAGAAAGAAGACTACGACAACATCCTTAAAGGGTTGAAACGTAATCCTCGCAGTAATTATCAATATAAAGGCTGGACAGTAGCTGTAGATTACACAGCAAGGCGTGCCGGAATTGGCGTAGTTGTGACGTCCCTTAGTACCAATGAACCAAGGTATTTCAGTTCTATTAAAGAATGTGCTGGAGTAATGGGAATAAAAGAAGCTAGGGTGCGTACACTCATCAACGGCTTTAGTAATACCCATGAAGGTTTTCGCTACCGGAAACAAAATGTGGGATGGTAATATGATACTGAGGTCGGAAAGAAGAATAAGTTACCTGATATGGCTAGTATCCATTGCTATAGTTATACTGGCGAACATATTTGGAATACCGGGAAAGATGAACATGTATCTAATCCTAACCTTGTTCATTGTCTGCGTGACTGATGAGTGTTGGATACATTATGATGCCTCAGGAGTTCCTATAGCAAGATTGGCCGTTGGGTTATCTACGCTATCAATATGTATAACCGTCTTCACAAATGTGGAGATATAAAGGTAGGGGCGAAAGCTCCTTCTTTTTTTTTTGGCTAAAAAATACGCCGTAACTTCTTTTTATGTCTGTAAACAAACTAACTATTATAAGGTTGAAAACCATGAGTGATAAAGTGGTACGCGTTGTGGCCCCCAACGGCAACAAATATCCTTTGACCAATGTAGATGAGGGTGCACGTTTCATGTTCATCCTGACCAATGGTTATCTTGACATCGCGGTAGATGCACTTCGTGAAAAGTTGGAAGGTGACGAACCTACACATACTTGCGGCGGGTGGACTGTAGAAGTTGTGGAAGCAGATTTGGTTGCAGAATCAAAATCCTACACCGTTTCTAAAGGTGATGTCGTTGAAACCGTACATACCGCAGAGGCAATCGCACACATCTGTGACTGTACAATCAATACCGTTGTTAACCGCCTGACAAAAGACCCAAGCGGTTTTACAGTGAAAGGCTGGACGGTTGCTCTGAAGAAGTAAGTAAAACGTTCACAGGGAGTCTCAGGACTCCCTACTTATTTTAGCTTTCTACTTTTTTTCAGAGATATATTATCTAGGGGATACAGTAACCGTATAATAAATAAAAGGAGCTACATATGGGTTATCACCTCGGAGTCGTAAACCACGAAAAGGTATTTGATGATTTACCTTACACACCAGTGTTCGTGAATGACTTCTCGCCCGAAACAATAGAAGGCCGCGAAGCGCTATCGCGATTACTTACTACTACGTACGATGGAGACACAATTGAATCTGTCCCCAAATGTGCGTGTACGGACAATCCCACACGAGGGGTTGCAAACAAGGGTAAAATCTGTCCCCACTGTAATTCACCAGTCGAAGATATTTTTGGTAGCGACATCAATCCAGTAGTTTGGATTCGTCCACCGGAGTCAATTTCGTATCTGTGTAACCCTGATATCTGGAGCATTCTGCAAGAACACTTCAGTAAGTCAGACACCAGTTTCATTTCGTGGTTTGCCAACAAGGATTACAAATACAATCCTGAGCACCAAGCGAAAATTGATAATCTCCGTAATGCGGGCTTTGAGCGTGGCTGGGAATACTTTGTTAATAACTACAAAGATATCATTACCTACCTACATCAGAACGACTACGGTAAAACCGGTGACTCTAAACTAGCAACACAGATTCGACGTGATGCGGTGTTTAAGTTGCTGGTGGATAACTACGACTCGACGTTTACCAAGTACTTACCAATCCCAAACCGGATTGCGTTTGTTACTGAAACAACAACGGCGGGTAAAGTAGTTGACCCTAGTCAGGTTGAGTGTCTTGATGCAATACGAGCCATCTGTAGTGTGAGCGGTGCTAATGTACCACATTCACAGCGGGTGATAGAGAACCGGGTATTCAGATTTCATGAGCAAATCTCGAACTACTACAAGGTTAACTATAAAGACATCATTGGGCGTAAAGAAGGGATGTCGCGACACCATGTGTTCGGTTCTCGTCTAGAGTTCACAGCTCGTGGCGTTATCACATCCATCTCTAACACCCACGACTACGACGAATGTCACATGCCGTGGACAATGGCTATCGGTCTGTTTCGTATCCACATTACTAACAAACTCGATAAACGTGGTTACACTCCACGCGAACGGTCTTACAAACTGTCGCTGGCCGCTAACCATTACGATGAAGAGATTGCAGAGATTCTGAATGAATTGATTGAAGAATCCCCTTACGCCACAATACGCAGTGGTAAGAAGGGTATTCCAATTGTTCTACAGCGTAACCCTACGTTGGACAGACTGTCTGCACAGTTATTGTACGTCACCAAATTCAAATCCGACAACCTTGAAGATAATACGATTGGTTTATCGGTATTGGTGTTGAAAGGTCCTAATGCTGACTTTGATGGGGATGCGCTTAACTTGCTACTTATCACTGACCGGAAACTGTTTGAGCAATTCTATAACATGTCTACTCACTTGGGTATTCAGGATTTGCATAAACCGCGAAGTGTATCTGGTATTGTAAGCATTCCAGCCCCGACATGTTCTACGCTGTGTGGTTACTTCAGTGAGCATGAAAACCTTTTAGCGGTAGGACAATAACTGACTGGGACGATGGCATTGCGCTGTCGTCCCACTTATGTCGTTTAAGGAACAATAAATGGATAAGTTTGTAAGTAAGTTGAGCAATGGTCAATGTGTAGTATTGGGCTTTGCCATTGGCTTTGTACTAATGGGCGTCGTTCATCTATTGGGCGTTCAGATAAATTGGACTAAAGTGGAAGGACTGGTAATGGGTTTATTTCTGTCGGCTGTCTTTCTGTTTGTGGTCATGTGGTACGATGGTCGCATTAACCCGAGGAGCTGGTTCAATGGTAACAAACGATGAATTAACATTTAAAGGGTTTCCGGAACCTAAACATTCAAGTGAAGTCAAGGCTGACCTGTGTAAATGTGGTAGTTGTGGTAAAACATTTAAAGTCAGTGAGTGTCCTACGGAAACCGAACGGGATGGTTGGGAAAACCCATCCTATCAAATTCACGAATGTCCTGAGTGTCGAGATGGCGGGGACATCAATGACTACTTCATGAGTCCAGAACGATTGGCCTTATGGGATAAACTAAAAGAACAAGAGGGGAAGAGATGACTGCTCTACTTTATCGACTAAAACCAGCAGCGTACATCACGTTATTACTGTTGCTAGGTATTATAGGTCTAACCGTCGGGACGGTCATAGGTCACGCCATCAGCAACTTTGCTATTGGGTTGATTCAAGGTGGTTAGTTTGTATTGTGCCTTTGCAGTATTTATCATCGTCCCGTTTTTAATGCTGTTTATTGGAAAAGAGGTAAAAGATGGCGGTGAAGAAGAAAGAGAAAATAATAGATGCGGTGGTGCTACCGCATCAGTGTCCACAGTGTCCAGAATATGCAAGTACTAGACGAGAGCTAGATGATGCATTCGGAACTCGTGTGGTAGATGGTAAACGGGGTGAACGATATCGCAGGCGCATAGCGCAGAGCTGGTGTCGGGCGTGTCGCAGTAGTAGAAATACAGCCAATGAATAACAGGAGATTGGTATGCAAAAAGTACGTTATAAAGATATACGGGAACCTGCAAAGTTCTTTGAGATAGTGTTGGTGTTTACTGCACTAGGTTACATCCTTACGGAGTCATGGGGAAAAGAGTACATGGTACAGACTTACTCGATATGTATTCTTTTCTTAATCATCAAAGCTTGCATTAGAATCAATTTCCGATTCTATTCAGCACGAGTATTAGCGTCTCTGCTGGCTTCAAGTTTTATGGTGAATATCGTAACCTAAAATATCTCACAAAGATATCATAGAGGGGATAGTCGTTTAGCTTCGCTATCCCTTTTTGTCTACAACCATAACTACAATAACAAAACAGGAATTATCCAGGAATGCTGAACGAAGCAGTAATAGGAGATTTCAGCGCTAAGATTAGAGGTTTATCGGAGAAGCCTAGATACGCCGCAGTGAGTCCCTTGAAAACAATACATCCTACACCAAACATGCATTCTAAGATGGAAAACATTAGACTGTGGTTATACAATATAAATCCGCTATTTGAGGAAACCATTATCCTCAAGTTCATGTCTAACAATGAGTTAGCTAGTGATGGCTGGTTTAAATTCTATTTTGATGGTGTTAGATTATTTCTCTACGTTGACGTGAACATTGGTCGACGTATTGTGAATGAAGAAATTATTGATAGTTTGTTTCTAGCCAAACAGGCTATTGGGAATTGGTACGAAGAATATAAGCAGGTTGCTAGTAGACCCGTGAAATATTCTACGGACTACGTTTCTAAACGACACAGTTTAGCTATGTGCGAACTATTGCGCCATGCCATGCCTGTAGAGGCGCTGTGTAAAGAGAAGGTAGGGTATGCCGAGACATACATTAACTGTCGCATCGCGGTAGTTAACCTTGACCGTGTTGACGACGATGTGTTTTACCACCTAAACAAATTACCCGACTACCGCTGGTATTATTCAAGTGGAACTTTCGTTATACACTACACTGATTTTACCAAAGAGTTATTGGAACAGTTACGTCGTGAGGCAGAACTGTCCATTGCAACAACAAAATATTGGGTGGAACGCTTATTGACATACTGAAAGGAGATGTAACATGGTTGAAGGCGTAGAAAAAGAAGTACGGTACTACAGGCGATTTAAGGAAACTCTTTTAGAGGCACTCAAACCGCAAATGGATGTACTAAGAACATTTTTCAAAATGGATGATGTTGTAACATGTGCTACTGAACGATTCGTTTCTATTGCTAAGCTCAACCGGTGGAGCGAATCCCAGATTAGCGTCTATATACTGCCGTACGTAATGCGTGCAAAGGTAGGATTAGACCGCGTGTTAAAAGAAGAAGATAGTTGGGTCGGACTGTATCGCGATAAGGGTTCTAAATACCCCACGATATTTGAAGCACCAACCATCTTCATGCATGACGCTGTACACTGGCGACAGGATACGAAATTGGTTACCCGAGCGGTACTACTAGATTTCATGTCTCACTACCCCTACGTCCTCTGTGGGCGTTCTAAGGTAGATAACCCAGAGTCAGTTAACGTCAACGATTTGTTAATCATGCGTGGCTTATTGTCAGACGATTTCATGGAACACAAACCCATTGTGGGGATGTATACCTTGAATGAGGTAAAGAATAAGTTAGGCGACATTGAGTAGGGGTGAAATTCCCCTACCTTTATTAGTTAAAATAAAAGGAAGACTAATGAACACTTTAAATATAGATTTACCCGTTAACCCAATGCCAAAAGATATTTGTGCAATCGGCTTGGCGGCACTGTTACGTAAAGAGCAGATTATTCATACCGTGGAATCTGAAACCAGCTCTGAAGTTGAGATGCATACGCACAATCGCCCTGCCCTGGGATTACTTGACATTAAGATGGTCTTCCCCATGGGTTACCAGTCATGTAATTTAACGCCATCACTGTTTGAACATATGGTCGCGGATGAAAGTGGTAAAGCCCTTACACTCAGTGATGAGACTGACCCTAAAGTGTTGTTTGATATAGACAATGCAAAGTTGCTATGGTCACCGCCAGAAACACATGACGATGAAAAGATTCGTAATCCATTATTGGAAGATAGTGGACATGTTGTAGACTACGCCACCTTTATTATCCGTGAGGAATGTGAGGTAGAGAAATTTCATGGTCAGATGTTACCGTATCGCTTTGTTCAGGTGGTATGGGCGTATGAAGAAGGCATTTCGTTGGAAGAACAAATTGCACCTTACGCGGATTGCAAAATCTACGAACCCCAAGACCCTGAGATTGAAGAATACCTGACGGAGAACAATCGCCTTATGGATATTTACGTGCAAGAGGTTACTGGGGAGATAGAGGATAACGTCAATAGTTATCTGGACTCTATTGGACTGGACTTTGATTTTCATAATCTGGAAACGGACATTCCAAAAGACGTTTTGATTGCAGCTGCAACTAACTTCCCTAGCGTACGTGACCAACTACCTAACAATCCATTCTTCTTGTATCGTGCACCGCGCACAATGTCTGAAGATGAGATGAAGGTATATGCTGTCTGCTACAATGAAAATGCGGAACTGTACAATCCCTTATGTTCGATTAAGTCGGACTCTGAATTATTGTGTAAAAAGACCGTGGCGTTTGTAAAAGATAGATTCAAAGCACGTTTAGCCATATATCATCCAGATGACATACCAGACGATGTTGAAGGTGTATGGGACGATGAGACGGTGCGAGTTCACCGCAGTATCATCTTTATCCCGATTAACCACTTTAATCTGGAACTAATCAGTCACCTGAACGATGATATTAATCGTCGCTTAGATGAATTGGAAACGTTCTTTGATGAAGTAAACGCGGATAATGAGTCGTAAAATTACACCCTTGCCTATCTTTATAGGTGGGCAAACTTTAACGAAATAAAAGGAAAGGTAGGATATGCAGATAGATAGCCTCGACGCATTCGATGCTTCAGTCTACGGGCTGCCTCACAAAGGTACAATCGACTTTGTTAAGAACCAGTTTACACAAGGTTGGGAAAACTTAACGGAAGCCGGTCGTAGTTTCTTCGAAGAAAAGCGGGAGCTTGTAGAACGAGCAACTAGTGAAGAAGCATACCGTCGTACCGAAGCTCTGGCGCGTAAGTTTCGCCATGCATGGGACACTGACGACATCAAGTATGTTGGTGACGTGGGTGCTCTACAGCAAGCTAAACTTACTATGCAACGTTGGCTTATGGCCGACCCTGAAATTCGTGAGATGCGTAACCAACAAATTTGTGATGGTTATTCTAAAACTTATGATGATTGGGAACCTAACCGCATCGGCGAAGACCATGCAGATTATCGTCGTGTTACTGACGGTATCTTTATGGAAGACGAAGAGGGCGGTGGCTGCTGTACCAGTTACTACGAGTCGCATGTAAACGCAGAAGATGATTTGACGTTTACGCAACAAGTGGATATCAAGGCAGCTTGGGGTGCACAACGTTTGTTGATGAAGCGCCGTCGTGAGGATACAACGTCTCCTCTAAACGACAGACTGTAAGTAAATAGAAGAGGGGGGTGAAAACTCCTTTCTTTTTTGTAATGGGGATACCTGGGATATGAACAATAGAACAATACCAACTTTATCGGCAAAGGGTTGGCTTAAAGATGGGGATGTTGCAGAACGCTTAGACCATGCGATGTCTTATGCCTTCACGAGTGATAATTCACAGTCGGTAACATTTGCTGGTAAAATAGTAAGTATTCAATGGGTTATCTCTAAGTACAATAAAAATATTACTCAATTGCAATCTTCTATACAGAAGACGCTTGAGGATTACCTTAAGAAACTTTTTGATAGCGTAGACCTACACGTCGAAATAAAAGAAGACGGGGCTAAGCTAGAAATTGTAACGCGTGGGGTTATTACCAATAACGGTAAAAGCCAAGACATGCAATATTTAATCACTGTTCGTAATTCAACCATTGAAAAGGTTACGAACGTTCTTAATGATGTCGAGGGTTAAGATGGCCGACGAAAAACAAGTACCCGTAGTTCCGGATAAGTACGAAACAAATGAAACCACTATGCCTGCGGAGCTGGTGGATGCCATGTTATCAATTGGTGAAATGACAGACGGTATTGTGCGTGCAATACCTGAGGCAGACTTCCGTAACAAGTATTTGCCTATGTTCACGTCCACTGCTAAAAACGTTGACCTGTCACCGTGGCTGGATATCTCCGGTACGGCGTACGAGTCTGTAAATGTAGTGAAGAACGGACAAGTCATCTTTGTTGTTCCACCACTGGTTAAACGCCACCCCACCTTGATTAATGTTCAATCGCATAAATCATCCCACACCATCATGATTGAGGCACGTCAGTACCATGACCGTCACCCAGCATTGGGTCAGCGCCACATCATCGATAACTTGGGTGAGAAGATTGTAAAAGAAGGTGTGGACTTGGAAGAAGTTCGTCAGTGGAACGCAATCTTGGAGTATTACGGATTCGAACCTATTGGCGGGTTAAAGTCCGAGAAAATTGAAGAACCAAAAGCAGCAGAGTTCAAAGACGATGATTTCGAAGAGATGTAAGCGCGGCGAACTCAATGTTGCTTTCATTTCTGACATACACGTTGGGCACCCACGGGTGCCTACCGTCAGCGTAGTCGATGGTCTACATAAAGCTTTTCCTGATAACAAAGAAACGTCTGAACTGGATGTCATCTTTATTGCTGGGGATTTCTTTGACCGTAACTTATATTTGTCGTATGACGGTATCGGTGAGATTCAAATCTTTATCCGTCACCTAATACGCCTGTGTGAAAAGTACAACATTGTGTTACGTCTATTAGAAGGTACGCCTTCGCATGACTGGAAGCAGGGTTGTATGTTTACGCAGATACATGAGTTGTTAGAATCCAAGTGTGATTTCCGCTGGATTGAGAACCTGTGCATTGAGTACATTGAGTCGTTAGACATTAACGTTCTATATGTACCTGATGAATGGGAACATGACCCTAACGACACATGGTCGCAAGTTCAAGGTTTACTACACGACCGTGGATTAGAGAAGGTTGACTTCAGTGTCATGCACGGATTGTTTGAGTTTCAATTACCTGAACACTTAAACTTTTCACATCACCTCTCTGACCGGTACTTAGGTATAACCGAACACTACGTTGACATTGGACACCACCATACCCAACGTTCGTACAAAAGTAAGAAGTATAATTCCTCTGTGCTAGTGAATGGGTCTTTTGATAGACTCTGTCATGGTGAGGAAGGTGCTAAAGGGCATTACCGTGTGTGTATTCATGCGGACAAACCTGACGATATTACTTTTATCGAAAATGAACTTGCAACTAAGTTTATAACGATTAGCTGTTTAGACATGACGCTGTCTGACACCATGGACGTTTTAAAAGAACGGGTGGAGAAGTTACCAGCGCATTCGCATGTCAGAATAATTGCACGGGCAGGCTCAGAAGTAGCGGCAGCCAAACGTGACCTCGAATTGATGTGGGACCATGTTAAATGGACCATTAACAGAGAGGCTGCGGAAGACATGGTTAACGATTCTAAAATGGAATTGGTAACTAAGTATCAAACTGTCGATATTACCAAAGATTCTGTCAAACGTTTACTCGAGGCACGTCTAGACCATATTGACATGCCTAAACGAGAGAAGATGTTAGGTCTTCTCGACGGAGTATTGTAATTATGATTAGTAGTATAACTAATAATCTGGACATGACCAATTGTTTATCTGGGGTGATTAACGATACGGCCGATGCGGGGATAGCCAAGTCTCTCCCCAAAGAGGAAATATTTAAAAGCATAGAAGTTGCTTTATACAATCATTTGCGTAACGGTGGGTTAGAACACATAACTTTCACTGCCATACCTAAATCATTAGTTAAACCAGAAGTTGTAACTTACCACTTTTTAAATAATGACGAAGAGTTTGGTAGGTTGGTCTTGGAACTAAAGGGCGAGGTAAATTAACATGAATGCCTCACTCGAAAACAGAGAACTGGGGCAACAAGTCCCGGTCTCTATTCCCACGGCTATTCCTTTCGAGGAAGTCGTATTAAAAGAAGACGGTGAAAAGGGAGACATCTGGGTTAACGTCCGGACACTCGTTCGTAACTGTCTTAATTGTTTGTCTACGGAAGATAAGCTGACTATATCCCCAATGGATTTAGCACCAGTGATATTGGAAGAGATGCACGTACTTAGTGATTTAACACGTCAGGCGAGTCATGATACTCGTCGTGTCGTATATTATGTCACCGAGAAGAAATCTTTTGCTCGATGTTTCCCAAAGGCCATACCTAAGGGTTATACAACCGCTCGACAAAAGCATGAACTGCAACTGACTACCGAAACACTACTTGAGGTATTTGGTTCTGCAAGTGATAGTATTAAAATCTTTGACATTAAGTTACAGGGCGAAGACCGACCCGTTTTATTACTGACGCACCAACCAATCGATTTATTATCAAATTACAGTTTCCCATCTTGCAAACTCTTAGAATCACATACTGGCAAAATTAAACCAAAAACTTACTGGAACAGTAAACTGTCTGGTAAGGATAGTGGACTTATGCCATTTAATGCGATGACGTTGCAGATATTTGGGGATGGGGAGAACTTTGCAGCGTATCCCCGTAAATTGAAATTGGAACTGATTGAGTTGGCGAAGAAGAATAAATGGTCGCCCATCACAACCAACGCCAAGGTGGAATCTGACTTAAACAAAATGACGGATAAGTTAGGTGCCCAGATGCTGAAGGATATGTTGCGGAATAAACCAAGATAACTTTCTGGTCAAAAACTACACACTCATGCGATTGTATAGCAGTCGCATTGACTTCTTTTAACTAACCAAATGTTGGGAATAAGGTGAAAAAATACTCACCCCCTCTATTTATTGATAAGACACACGTAAGGAAAAGCTCCCATGAGTAATCAACAAAACTTCCGTAAGCAGCGTAAGAAGACTGCCTTGGACCACGCTAAAATGCGTCTCTATGGTGAAAAGCTGGACAACGCTAAATCAGCGCCTACGTTACTGTTCTACTTAACTGAAGATGGTAACCCGCGTATCGATGTTTATACTGGTGTTGAAGGTGATAAAGACAATGGTCTGATTCGTGCTGCCATGGACATTCGTACTGCACAAGCTTTGATTGCTCTGTCCGACGAAGTCATCAAACACGATGGTCCATGCCGATTCTACATCTCAAACAAAAACTATCTGTGGCCTGGCGGTAAGCGTTCAGACTCACCGGTAGAAGTATCGAAGACTGTTATCGGTAAAGCCGAAGATGGTCGCATCTACCTGTCGTTGGTAGCGAAGGAACGTCCGAAGGCTATCTTCTACATGACGTCTCCGTTCTTCCACAAAGTAACAGATGCTGAAGGCCAACCAATTGAGAAAGGTCTTGAGTCTCGCCTGTTTGCTAAAGGTTACTTCGGTCAGGTTCGTGAACTGCTGGCTATCGTTAGCGCAATCACGTACAAAGAACCACAGCCTAAAGGTCAAGGCGGTGGCGGCTACAACCGTGGCGGCGGTAACGGCGGTGGCTACAACAACAACAACGGTGGCGGTAACTACGGCAATAATGGCGGTGGTAACGGCAACGGTGGTAATAGTGGCGGTGGTAACGATTACGACGACGACATGCCTTTCTAAGGACGTCCGATGTCAATCTTCCAGTGTCAAGTCTGCGGCTGTGCTGAAAACACAGCCTGCGGATGGTTCCACACTAGGTTCAATGAAAGATTGAATAAACCTGAAGACCTAGGCATTGCTAAATGTAGTGCCTGTGGTCCTCAGACCTACCCTAGTGGGGACGATAACAAAAACTTTAATGGTGAATGGCACGGTCGTTTTAAACGACGCTTTTTACCACATGGGGAATTCTTTACTAATGAACAGGGTAACATTGAACATGTTCACTCTGGGTTAATTGGTAATGAAGCATATGAAGTCTATGGGGCGGATGTAATGTATCCTAAGGTACAAGCAATCTATCCCGTACCGGCTAACCCACGCTTTAAGAAGAAGGGGTGAGCACAATGTCAATGGGTATGTCAAACAAGGAACTACAGGTAGCAATTGACCAGGCTTCCAGCGAAAGACGGATGTGGGGTGAGAACAATGAAGTGGATAACCATATAGCAAACCTAATGGCTATTCAGTTGTTACGTGCTAGCGAACCCACGCATCCCATCAACGCAGTGCAAAAGGCCATTGACCAAGTTAGTGACCAACTGCATAAAGCGGAAATGGGTGCTTTAACTAGTGCCACCTGTAACCAATTCCGTAGTCGGTTGGAAAAACTGTATGCGCTGCAAGATATGCTTCTTGAGGCTAGTGTAGATACTCCTTCCAAAAAGGAACAAGAATAGGGGCGTTTCCCCCTTTTCTTTTTTTATCTAAGGGGAAATCAAAGTGTCCAGTTTTAACGCAATAAATACTGGTGAGGAACTAAAGAAATGGTACATCAAACTTTTAGACCTAAGTCAGTTTGAAAACCCTAAAGATGTAGGCGTGTTGATACGTAACATCAAACATAGGTCGACTTTTGCTATAGCGGCGGTTGACTCTAAGGTGAGAGACATCACAAATGTTCCAGAGAGCGCCATATCAAGACAAATACCACCCACCGGTACCACAATAGTGTTTGTTGATAACTTGTCTATAGCGACTTGTGGCGAAACGCGTAAGCTATTTCTAGTTGGTAGCGCAGTAGGTTTTAAACCAACGTTCAAACTTAATGACGAAGTGGAGTATCTAATTGGTGTAGTAGGCGGGGCAAGGAATAACGTCTTAACTGAATTGGATTATTTCACCATTGAAAAGGATGAATCTGGTTACCATGAACCTCTGTCAATCTGTAGATTGGAATCTCTGAAAGATTGGTGCGGGCGCAATTGAAAATATTTTCAAAGATATATTATAAACGTGCTACGGACCTGTTAAATAAAAGTATTGGAGAACAGAATGCCATTAAAAATATACCCTGCTAACAACAGATTCACTTCTGTTAAAGTAGAGTTGGATGATACGACCATTTCATTCAACACACAGAACTTTGACCGAAGTAATGTCAATGACCCTGCAAGAAGCATGGGGCCACTGAATCGTTATTTAGCGTCCTTGAGTAAAGAAGACCAGCAAGAAATACTTGAGACCTACGATGACATTCGTGAGTCCTTCGATTCCGTACGTTCACGTGAGCGGCTCACTGTAAAACTAAAACAACACATTGCTCGCCTGTATGACACCATTGATGTAGATAAAATGTTCCGGTGGCTAGAAATGCACTTGGACATTAGTGCAGGTGAAGTTAATGAGCACTACAGTGAAGACGATGGTCCTCGTGAACTAACTTACATTCGAAGCGAGTATAAAGGCTTGGTTCGTTTGGGGATGGTGCTAAAGCCGTTGTTGCCAATTATTGGTGAGTATATGGCGGCGATAGCGAAAGATGTTGGTACTGCTTATAAAGAGTACCGTACGATGGATTTGATAGACCCACGCATTATGGCGCGGCCTGAATGGGAGCGTTTAAATGTATACGTGACCGTCAACTCTACGTACAGCCGTAAGACTACATCAGCAGTTTACGGTTCATTGAGTACTGAAGAGTTACCTGAGTGGCTGTTGTCATTTGCGGTGATTCGTAAGGTATTACTGATTGACCCTAACGATGGTACTGAACACATTGTGCGTAAGATGTACAACTATCTGAAATCCAAGATGGACCAGATGGATAAATCATTCGAGCGCATAGGTGATAAACATCGTCCTACGGATAATGCCCGTGAAGAAGACAATTTGTCTATCATGGAAAATACCCGTGTCCGCCAAGAGTTGTCCAAACGTGTACCCCGTGACATTGAGCATTACGTCATCAGGCACTGGGAAACAATGGCAGAGCGACTACAACCCGGCATCGATATCAAGTTAGTAAAGGCTTGTATTGATAACCTAGTACGCTCTAACTTGGTGGTGAATGAAGTACACTACATGATTTGCGGTAACATGGTCTCAGAGGTAATTGCACCTTCTGCCCAATACCACATCACTCATGTACCAATGTGTCATCTGCTAGGTATCTGCCAAGCTATCTTACACACTCGTGGTTTTGATGTTCTTGCTGCTTTGTGCAGTGCGAAGTTCTTAGCCCGCGACCCAGGTGAAATCTCACTGGGTGGTAGTGGACATGCTAAGTCTCGCGTAACTCGTGCGGACTTGGAGATACTGGCTGAAATCTATCCACATTATCGTCGCACAAGCGGTAAACCACTGACGTCGAAAAATAACGTCGGTAACGATTGGATTGATGACCTGTTGGATAAAGTTAATTCAGTTAATATTGAAAATAACTTACCCACGCCATTAGAAACAGACGAAACTGCTGAAGGTACTCCTTTGATTATCCCAAGCAACTTCCGTCCGGAGTGTGCACGTTTCTTGATGGATTTGGACAAGCACTACCGTGGTGACCACGGGAACACAACGAAGTCAACTTAACTCGTGCGATTAATAACCATATATTATCGTAACGAATCAAATAACCCGAAAGCATCTTATTGCAAAATAAAAGGAAGATAAGAATGTCAAATTTTAACGTAACCAAGTTGATGTTTATTGAAACCGGCTCGTACCACCAACAGGCGGCACGTCCTTACAATACTTACATTGACGATACGCGTAATGTGAGCTTGTTGAAAAACGCGACCCAAGATGGTAGTAATATCTCAGCTAACTCAGTAGCCGGTGTTGCTTCCACTATCCTTCGTCCGTCTTCTGAAGCCGGTCGTGATATCAACATTACTCAGGGTTGGAACGAACGTCGTTATCGCTTCTTCATGGAAATTGAGCTGATGGTTGGTAATATACCAACGCGTAAAATCATCATTGGCTATACGGACCATGTTGGTAAAGCACCGTTCAGTGACCATCTTGACCCGAACATGCGGATGTACATTAATAATGTTATCGTACTTCGCATGATGGGCATGGGTCAGTGGCAGATTTGGGAATCAAACCACATCATTGTTAACGACCTGATTGTACATGGTGGTGGTTTCCAAAATCAGAGCGTTGTAATGCGTCCTGAAGACGTATTCAATAATCTGCAGGCAACCAACTTCTATCCGCAAGAAGAGGTGAAGATGCACGACTTCCGTGCAATAGCTTCTACTGGTGCTCGTAAATCTGAGCGAGTTAATACTAACCACAACCAGTATCTGGCTAAGTCCATGAAAGCTTTGCATTCGGCACAAAACAATGTCGACCACATGCAAGGCAATCAGGCGGACATCTTCAATGAAGCGACCACCAAGGTACGTGAAGCAAGTATTGTAGACGATACGCTACTGCGTAACTGGGATGACCAGGGTAACTACTTTGAAGAAGGTTATATTACCTACGGACTGTTGTGTGACCTGTCTCCCTCTACACTGCACGTAACACAGCACTTTGAGTTATCGCCACCACTTAAACAGGCGTCTGCCTATACGGAGAATACAGAGCACTTTAAAGGTTCTGATGTAACTTCTATCATGGCCACCATTCTATCCAATACGGTACCGCCGTTAGCAATGGAATGTCTACTGACCAAGGTAAAGTTCTCCGCGACAAACGCCACTGTTAATGGTCAGCCTCACGCTACCCTGACAGATGTACCACGGGGCTTTGTTCAAGACATTCCGCTGGATAGATATATTCAGTTATTCTTGGACCGTTTGGAAAACATTGTAATGCCCGACGTTACCAACAACTGGAACTTCATTGTGACACTGGATATGGAAGTAGATATCTTGGGTGAAACCAAAATCTCTATCCAAGTTAATAATGAGCCACCGGTACCGTATGTAATTCCATCTTTCGCAGATGGTCTGACTGCACCAATCATTGGTAACAACAATAACGACCTGAGTTCACTGGCCTCAGATATCTACGCGGTGACAAACACCGTAGGTATGGCTACTGAACAATCATCGAACATCCAAGTCTTTGGCTCGGCTGATTCAAGTAAGTGGTAACAAATCAGGGGAACTTCGGTTCCCCTATTCGAATAAGACTTAAATAAACGGGAGTCCATAATGGATTTATTAGAACTATATACAGCTATCGTTGAATCGGCTGGCTGGAATGTAAACAGCGAGGGATTTGTTACCGCATTTAAAGGTCCGGTAGAAATTGCTGGTAAGCAAATGGTAATGCCTACCAAAAAGATTTTGCGTAACCCTGACTGGGATAACCATATTGCGTTCCATCCAATGTCTGAAAACGTAATGCGTGGTGAATCCGCTGTACTGTTCGAACTGCGTAACCAAATGCAATTCAAACTGAACTTCGTTGCTGCAACACTTATCCAAGGTCTGGGTGAGTTAGCAGCTGACCCGGCACGTCAAAAGCCACTGACTATCAAGCAGAAGGAATACCTGAAGCTGGTACCAGACTTTGACGCTAAGACGGTGAAGTCATTGGATTCATTGCTTGACCGTATCAACCCAGCAGAAGCTGAAAAGATTATCGGTCTGTTTGTGAAGCGTTCTGGTGAAATGGGTGATAAGAAATACAATCGCCTTGCTACGGTACACTCACCGTTGCGTATGGAAGCCAGTAACAAAGACCGCACTATCTTTGGTGTAAAATTCCGTAAGTCCGATTTCAAACCATTCTTTGATATGTTTGATTTTATTCTGCCGGATATCAATGAACATGCGTACAGCTTCGGTAGCAACTCTATGGTGGCTCCGTCGTTCCACGCATTGCTTCATGCTTACATTGCTACGGCTAAGCGTCTGAACGTTGTCCTGCGTAAGTTCCAGAAAGTCTGGGGCGAAGATTTCGATGATTTGTTAATCGATGTATCGTGGGAAGATGACGTGAAAGAATTGGACCCGTATAAAGGTCTGATTCCCAACCTGCGTGGTAATGAAGGGGCGGTTGACCCTAACGAAGTGGAGGAGGTTGAACCACCAACACCTGCTATGCCTGCAGCGCCTGCTGGTAAGTCTAAGAAACTGGACTGGTCTGCTAAGCAAGAACAAGTACTGGAAGAAGGTCGTAAAATGACGCTGACTGAAAAGTTGGCGCAGAGTGCACCTAAGCCAGCTACTTCGTTTGCGCAAAAACCAGCACAGGAAGCACCTGCTGAAACGGCACCGACCAAGCGTCGCTTTCAGGATATGGTTAACCCGCAGCAAAACAATCCACAACACACACGTCAATCCACCCCGTATTCACAGCCACAAACATTTGGTAATACTGGTGGACCTGGCTGGGCACAGCCTCAACAGCAAAATACTGGCTGGGGCGGTCAACCACAACAACCAATGCGGCAGTCTACTCCATACCCTACCGGTAACCAATTTGGTAACCAAGGTAATTGGGGTAACCGTGGTTGGTAAGTAATAACTAATATTGGGAGCTTCGGCTCCCTTTATTTTTTTTGTCTAGACGGCATAAAACACTGAGAAACCTAAGGTTTCCCAGCATTTACGGTGAAAAAATACTCAGCCATCTATTGTTTTGTAGTAGATGCTTCATACATTTGTTTGATTTTATTCACACTGGACTGGTGAGGGATGAACAGACGAGTAGGATTTAAGAACTCTGTGTCCTTCTTCCAACCATTCACTCGCATGGTAATCCAGTGTAGATGATGTGGTACGTTAATACTTGCAAGGTAGCCAAATAAATCGCGTTCGAATTTATAGGCCACATTAGGTTTAACATCTACCACTTCTGTGCTGGCATCGTTTCGTAGTAACGTAACATGGTCTTCCAAAACATTCCTGAAGTCAGGGGTGTAATAGATGTCGGCACCTGCACTTGCCATTGACTTGGTTAGTTCCATGGGGCTGGTCTCCGAAGCTTTCTCTAAACTAAACATAAAATAGAGATGTTGCCATTGAATAAAATTTCAAAGATATATTATCTAGGTGACATACTCTCATTAAAATAAAAGGATACTACGAGAATGATTGATGAAACCCGTTACCGTCATATCACCGATATGGATGGTGAGCCAATGTACATTGACTTACAGACTGAAAAGTTCGTCCGCTTAGACGAGCAGGGGAATGCCAGTCTGGTTAATGAATTGGATATCGAGTTGGTAGGTGCCCCTACTAATTTAAATCCTTGGGTGGCAGTTAACTCAGCATCTCGGCAACAGATGCAAGCTTCGCACCTTAAACAACGATTAGTTACTGAAGGTGTAACTGTTCGTCGTAACTTAACCGGTACCGAACGTGAGTTTGGTAAGTATACATTTAACCAACGCATTCCGGTGAATGCAACAATCCTTGGCGTGTTCCCAAAATATGCCAAACAGATATCTCAAGGAGCAATTCAAGAGAACCCATCGACGCTAGTCGTCTATGAGGATTTCGAGACCAAAGAAATTGGCAGCATCTTACTGGAGAATTACTTCTTCCAGCACACTAGCCTTGGGTGGAAGTATAAAGATACTGAGAACGCCAGCAAGATAGTTAAAGGTGCAACCATAGCCAAAGGTACCGTGATAAAAGATTCGCCGTGTGTAGACCGTCAGGGTAACTATAAATACGGCATCGAAACTAACGTGGCATATTTAACCGTGCCCGGTATCATTGAGGATGGTTTTGAAATCAGCAGAAGTTATCAGCAAAAACTGGCAACGACTATGTTGGGAACGCGTACTGCATCTTGCGGTAAGCAGTATTTCCCACTGAACTTGTACGGTGATGAAAATTACTACAAGCCTTTCCCAGGACCCGGTGAAACAATTCGTGAAGATGGTTTGATTATGGCGTTCCGTCAAATGGACCCTAACCTGACAATCTCAGATTTACATCCACGTAATCTGTTAGCCGACCGTGTCGATTTTGAATTCGATAAAACAATCTATGCCCAGCCCGGTGCAAAGGTTGTTGATGTTGATGTCCTGACCGACCACAATGCGCGTTATCGTACCACGCCTACTGGCATGGAAGATGACATGATGAAATACGTGCGGAGCAAAGATTTGTTCTTCCGTAAAATCATTGAGCTGTATCAGCATAACAGCAAGAAGCGTGGTAAGGGTAATTTAGACATTACCCCTGAGTTCCACGGCTGGGTAGTAAAAGCTTTGGCTAACTTCCCAGAGTCTTCTAAAGACCGTGTAGTTCGCACTAAGAACAAAGCGCCTTTGGACGATTTCAATATCGAGATTACATATGCCTATCGCAAGGTTCCCACTATCGGTTACAAGATTACCGATACACATGGGACCAAAGGTGTAATTGTAGGTATTCGTGAAGACGAAGATATGCCTACCACTGCTTGCGGTATTCGTGCGGACGTAATTAAAGACCCGTTGTCAGTTATTAAGCGTTCAAACGTCGGACAGATATTTGAACAATGGACTAACCAGGCAAGTACACAATGTGCTCGTCGAGTGCGGAATGCAAGTTCGTTAGAAGAAGGTTTTGACCTACTGATGGCGTACTACAAAGCAGCGTCGCCGTATATGTATTGGTATTGCTTAAAGCACCTTGATACTAAGGCTAAGCAAGACGAACATGTGCAGTCAATTCTCAATCCGAAGTTATCGGACCAAGAAGCGATTACGCTGATGCTACCGCCCAACAGCCCCAACGTTGGCATTCAGCAAGTCAGGGATATTGAAGCGAATCATCGTTCTATTGTTGGGCCAGTTACCTATCGTGGTAATACCGGTCGAATGATTACGACGAAACGCCCAGTGGCCATTGACACCAAATACATGATGTTGCTGGATAAGACTGGTGAAGACTGGTCTACGACGTCAATTGCTAAACGTCAGCACCATGGCATTGTGGTGCAATTAGGTAGAGCGGATAAATACTTAAATCCGTATCGTGAGTCGCCCGTTCGATTTGCGGGTGAATCTGAGGTACGTCTGATGTCTGCAGTTATGGACCCAGATACCGTAGCGGAACTGCTGGATAGAACAAACTCGTTGTATTCATCAGAAGCAATCAACATTAGCATAATGAATGCGGATAAACCAACCGACATTGATTGCGTTGTTGACCGTAACAAAATACCTCGTGGCAATTCACGCCCACTACAGCTCATGAAACATTTGATGATGTGTGGTGGTGTTGAGTTTGTCTACTCACCGTATAAACCGGGTAAGTAACCTGAATTAATAAAAGGAATATTCTGGATGCATCCAATTCATCTAAACGAAACAATTCTGGCAAGAGATTTACTTAATCTATCAATCCCAGAACTAATGGAACGGTTTGACAATGTCCTGACCATGAACTTAAAGTTCGATGATGGTACAGTAGAAACCGTAAACGGTCGTAAGACAATAGTCTCAACTATTTATTGGGACTATCATCGTCAGTTCCCACAGTTGGCTCTGTTGCCACATCACCATATCGGTAATGTGGTATTCGGTAATGGCGTGCACAAGAAATTGATGTCACGCCCACTGTGGGAATGTTTCGACCAAGGCATCTGTCGCGATATGGACTTGTTGAACCGTATGGCGATGGTTATTTTTAACAACGTGTTTGTATTCACTGGTGAACAACTGGAAGAGTACGTTACAACAATCTCGGTGTTAGATTACCTTGACATCTTCGAACATCCGGTAGTGCGAGAAGCCATTGCTGAAGTACGCCCTAGTACTGTCAGTATTGAACAGGCCTATCGTCAGATTACGGAAACGGTGATGACATGCCCTACCTTAAATGGTAATGCAATTGCAGATGCATGTCGCGCTAACCTAATCTCTATCGGTCAGGTGTTACAGGCATTTATTCGTGGTTTCATTACAGACTACGATTCTAACATCTTCCGTAAACCAATCCTGCGTGGATTTATTGAGGGGCTTAAAATACTGGCGGAATCTGCACAGGAATCTCGCTCTGGTACTAAGGCTCTGAAAGTAACCACAGAACCACTACGTAAGACTGAGTACTTTGGTCGTAAGGTTTCATTACAGAACCAATACGTTAAAGGCTTAGTACCCGGTGATTGTGGAAGTGACCGTACGGTTGTATTCCAAGTCACCAAGAAATCATTGGTTAACCTTAATGGTAAGTACCATGTACTGCCAGATGGTAGTCTGGAAGAAATTACCTTGGAGTCTAAACATTTGGAGGGACAGCGAGTTAAACTACGTTCTCCTCTTGAATGTAAGCATCGCCACGAATACAACGTGTGTGAGGCGTGTGCTGGGGCATTGAGTTATTCAATCCCTAGTCAGATGTACTATCGTCAAGCCACTCGTCTTGGTCATATCAGTGCCATTGCGTTATGTTCATTCGTAACGCAAAAGGTAATGTCAACTAAGCACGAAGACGGCTCATCGGTAGCTGAGCATTTGAATATTGAGAAGCGGGATGCAGAGTTCATTAAATTGAATGGTGCGGACCAATCGAAGATTCAATTCCACATGACCCTGAAGGACTACGAACCAGAGTTAATCATCCCTGAGCAATACGTCAAGTACCTTGATGACATCAATAACCCTGAGGTAACGGATGTTAAAATATTGCCTACAACCACACTGGCTGTGATGGCGGAAGTTGTAATTCGTCGACACATTAAGAATGCCCGTGGGGAAAGGGAAGCGGTTGAGCATATTGTTCCTACTAGCGTAGGTCCGCGTTTGGCTAGCTTTACTTATGATTTCTTAGAATACTTGAAGAAGTACGGTTGGACGGTGAACCGGTATGGTGACTACGTTATTGATTTGGCCAATTGGACATTCAGTAAACCATTCCTGGTGATGCCTCAGCGACACATGAACATGCTTGAATATATGCAAAGCATTTCAGATTTCACTGAGAAGAAGAGTCGAAACGGAGTCTACGGTTGTAAGACGTCAGCAGAAGCATTGCGTAAGCTTTACGATATTGTAAACAGTCGTGCTGATGTAAACGTATTGCATCTTGAGATTCTACTATTGGCGCTTCTGGCTACGGACGCAGCAAGGTCTAATTCATGTGCCCCACCAATTGGGAATGATGAAGAGGTCTTTAATATTCACCGTGAAAATATGTTTAACCGTAGCTTGTCTGCGGCGATGGCATTCGAACGTCACGGCGATGTTATTCTGCGACCTACGTCGTACATCGACCATAATAAACCGGACCACAACTACGACAATATTCTAGCTGGGTAAATGGTTTAAAGCGGGAGAGGTTATTTTGAGCGATTATTGTAAAATAGATGTCTACAGTCATCACTTTTCGGTGACTAAGGTATCTCCACGTTTAAGGCCTCTCATTCAAAACTTTCTCCGTCCGCTCGTTGAGTGGACGGGGCATTACGCGAGAGGTAAGTTCCACAAGAAGATGGCTAAGGTATACGCGGCGTCTAATGCTGAGCGTACCTACTACCGTTTTCACATTAACCAGTATGAAGAATTTCTCGACATGCTGAAAAATGCTAACATCCCACCGAGCCTTGTTGAGATAACGGTGAAGCGTATGTATACGCCAACTGAAGTCGATTACAACATTCCAGACCATTGGGTACCACGTGATGACCAACCTAGGGTAATCCAGTATATGGAAGACCCAGGCGAATCAAAGGTGGTTACCCTTGCGACTGGCGGCGGGAAGGCACAGCCTTTGGATGCAGCTATTAAAGTTCCCGGTGGTTGGCTAACCATGGGTGACATGGCTGTAGGTCAGGATGTAATTGCTAAGGACGGTTCAACTACTAAAGTTACCGCAATACACCCTCAGGGTAAAAAGGCAATTTATAAACTGACATTTTCCGATGGCCGTACTACGGAGTGTTGCAAAGAACATTTGTGGAGAGTGTATAACCCCGACCAAGGTTGGACGGTGAAGCAACTAGGAGAAATTCTAGAGCATCGTAAATCTAACCCTAACGCGAGGTATTACATTGACTTACCCGAGTCCGAAAAGAATGAGGGGAAAGCGTTACCACTTGACCCTTACGTCTTGGGTTTAATATTAGGCGATGGTCATGTTGGTAATCAGGTTCTAAAATTTAGCACACCGGATAAGGAGCTATTAGAAGCACTGCATAAAAACCTTCCAGCTGGAATGACTCTATCTCAAGCGGGTGGGGTTGATTATAACATCATCAGGGAAGACAAGTCTATCTTGGCTAATCCTTGGTTGACCATTTTGGAAGAGATGGGTTTACGTGGAAAGTTAAGTCATGAAAAGTTTATTCCTGAGGAATACTTGGATGGCTCGACTTATCAGCGTAGAAGTTTGTTACAAGGGTTAATGGACACGGATGGAACAGTAAGTGAGAACAAAAGTTCAAGCTTCTCTACGTCTAGTCTGTTGCTGGCACAACAATTCCAATACCTTGCTCGAAGCTTAGGTCATCATGCCAAGTTGACTAGTAAGGTACCTAAGTACACCTATCGCGGTGAACAAAGGGTTGGGAAGACAGCATATCGTGTACATTTACGTGCGGCTAATCCTACTGAGTTATTTAGGTTGCCACGCCATATCGCCAAACTGTCTGAATCTAATCAGTACAGTAAGAACTTTAAACTTGCATTAACAAGTATAGAGTACGTTGGTGAAAAGGAAGCACAGTGTATCTCGATAGCCCATGACGACAAGCTATACGTTACGGATGATTTTATCGTAACCCATAATACGTTCTGTAGTCAAAAGGCTGCAGAAACATTAGGTGTACTCACTTGTTTTCAGATGGGTGGTAAGTACATCGAAAAGTGGATAGGTGACCTGGAAGATTGTTTAGGCCTAAAGAAGAAAGAGATTTGTGTAATACGAGGCAGTGCTGCTTTGTTAAGTGCAATCAATCTAGCTTTGGCGGGCGAATTCGATTACAAGGCCATCATCGCTTCAACAACGACACTGGCGCGATTCTATAAAGACTACGAGGCGGGTAAACTCAGAGGTTATCCTATTAAGCCCTGGAATTTGTGGAAAGTGTTAGGTGTAGGTCTACGAGTTGTTGACGAAGCCCACGAGAACCAGCACCAAATCTTTAAGATGGATTTGTACGCTCATATTCCTAAGACAATTTTCTTGTCTGCTACAATCACAACGGACTCACCGTTTCGTAACAGAATGTTGCAAATACAATGGCCAGAAAGAATGCGTTTTACGCCTGGAGATTTTGACCGTTACATTCGCGTTAAAGCATTGCTGTACGAACTATGGGAACCGGAGAAGATACGCCACATCAATCAACAAAAGATGTATAGCCACACGCTGTTTGAAGAAAGTCTTATTAAGAGACCTCTTTACTTAGCACAGTACTTAGCGATGATAGATTCGTTGGTGTACGAGTGGTATGTCAAACGTAGGGATGATGGTCAGAAGTGTCTCGTGTTTGCGGCGACCAAGGAAATGTGTGGGAAGATAGCGGACCATCTTGCTAAACGGAATCCAACACTAGAAGTAGCTCGTTATATATCAGAGGATGACTACGAGGTGTTAATGGAATCGGATATATCGGCATCCACTGCTTTGTCAGCGGGGACTGGTGTAGACATTCCAGGGTTACGTTATAGCTTAATGACAACAAACATTAACTCCAGTCAGGCAAATATCCAGATTGTGGGTCGTTTACGTCGTTTGAAAGATTGGCCTGATGTTGAGCCAGATTTCATGTACATCTTAGCTCGTAACTTACCTAAGCACATGGAATACCATGAGAAGAAGAAAAAGCTTCTACGCCCAAGGGTTAAGAGCATAGGTGAACTGAACTCAACCTTCGTTATAGGGAGACCAAATAAATGAGGGAAAAGCTAAAATTCGTATCTAATCGGATTTTAAAATTTCTCGGCAACGCGGCGTTAAGTTTCGCCGCTACCTGCGCTACATTACGTAATAGCGGTTTAGATGTTGCTGAAGAATCTAAAAACCAAGACGACCAATTGACGGATGTTTCCCCAACACCGTCTACCAAAGAAGTTGTCGCTAACGTAAGTCAAACGAAAGACGTAACGGGTGTAATGCCCATGTCTGAGTTACCTGTGAGTCTGTACACAGCAGAGTATTTTACCGTGCCGCAAGAGCTACGGTCTTATCCTGCTCTGGTGCAGGCGTATCGTAGTGAGTTGTTATTAAGAATACAACAGACGATGAACTGCGAGACGTTCAAGACACAATATGTTTTGGAATCAATGGAGTACTACCTAGCATTGCTTACTAGTGGTCAGAAACCTGATTACTTTAAGGGTCAAACGAATTGGCTAGAGGCTTACATGAGGATGGCTGGCATAGTAGCCGCCCAGAATCGGGTTCCCTTAGCGGAACGGGCTGACATGGTGGGTAGACTAATCAATAACCTGGAGGATGCACCAAGCACACTAGACAATAATAGAGAGTTGTTAGCAGTGATGCGAGAGACAGGACGATTACCCAGTAACGCCCCGATAGCGTTATTGGATTTGTTATCGTTCGTTAACCTACCAACCTACTTGAAAAACAGAGTGGAGAGGTATAATGTCTCTTTTAACTCCAAAATGGAAATACGTGGTGAGTTTTACATAAACTGAGTAGTACCGTAAAACCAACGGAGTCATCAACTAGCAACTCGTTGTCTTATCCCCCATTCAGGAGATTTACAATGTTTACAGTTGAAACTGGCTTAATTAGAAAGATACCTATCGTTGAACACTCATCCATTAAAGAAAATGAATTGGCAGCAATTCTATTAACAACTTGGTCACGGTATAAAATGGAACCGCAAGTGACTGAGCGTTGGGTACAACAAACCTGTAACTATCTAGCTACTATTAGGGAACTACTTGGTAGTAATGATACGTCGGTAGCTGTATTTGTAGTTCGCGGATTAGTGTCTGAAGCAAGGCACTTGGAAGAGGACGCACTTCTACGGTTAATCGATGAAGTTATAGAGCGTAAGCAACTTGGGGCAGTCCTTAATGTATTAAACCTTAAGGCTGAAACAGGACGCACTTCGAAAGATATTCTTAACGCCTTGGGTAAAGGCTTAATTGTTGAGTTTAATTCTAAAGAACTTAATGCATTACAGCTTCGCGAAAGGGAAGTTAGGGATGTCGGTTCACTGATGCTATTAACTGGCGTTAGTGACGATGCGGTAATTGATGAAGAAGAATTAGAGTCTACTCTTCGTGGGTGGGCCGAAAGAAATGTTCCTTGGTATAAAGAGGAAATGACTTTCGATAAAGATTCTTTGAAAGAGTTATTGCATACGACTTGCAAGCTAACGCAGTTGCACATTAAGAACATGTCGGAAGAGCAACAGAATCTGCTACGTAGCCATACAAGTATGGGCACATTGACTGAGGTGATAGCCAAAATCAAATTACGTAAAGAGATTCTATTCGATGAGTCGGAGATGCAAGAGGATGAACCACAAGTTCAAACTTATCCGTCGCTGACCATGGAAGGAGTTGCTATCGGCAAGGCTATTGCATATACGCTGGGTCGTATTCCACTTGAGCAAAGAAAAGAAATGTTATTGAAGCGTCTGATTGAAATTCAAAAGGACCGCTCAATACTTCTATTTTCTAAACCGGGTGAATATGATATTACAACGGCGGAATGTACGCGGCTGTCAGATTTTGCATCGCGATTCCTGTTCGACCTTATCAGTCGGTTAGAAACGAATGACGCACAATCGTACATCATATCGCTGGTGGAAAGATTGGGATTGCTGGAGCAAAAGTAAATGGTAAATAAAGGGGCTATCAAGCCCCTCTTATTTTTTCTCTTAACATAAAAAAACCTAGACATATATAATACAAATGAACGGGTACCTATAAGTACCACTTTAAACTACAAGTAAAAGGAAGATAGTAATGAAGCAACATATTTTAAGTAATCTGGTATTTGCTAATGTGTCCAACAGCGTATGTGTTTTCGCTACCTCTGCGGTTGATGAAAATGATAAAGGCGCAGTGCTCGGTGCATTGAGTTCTATGCCTGAACTTACAAACCGTTACGAGAAAGCATATGTGACTACTATTCCGGACGGTGAGACAATCCCGAACGTTAAGGACAACCTTGCCAAAGTTGTGTTACCACTTATCATGCAGAAAGCAATGGCGGGTGACGAAGACATCATGGAAGCATTTCAAATCCCCAAAGAAGCGGTGACCCGACTGAATCACAATCGTACCGTGATGACGTTACATGATAAAACACAGCTTTGGACTAAAGGCGGGATGTTAGAAATGCCGGTAGCGGTACCAGGCGGTGAAATGGCAATACATTACCGCGCAAGTAACTACTATGTTACTGTAACTACCAGCGCCGAAGGGTCTGAGACCGTGGAAGAGTTTCGCGTGAAACGCCAAGCGGATGTGTTAGGTAAATTTGCTGCGTTGGCACTGGCTCGTTTTGGTGAGCAACCAATTGATTCAGTGGACGTCAATGTCGCACACACAATTGCCAGTGTCTGCATGACCGAAAGCAATGACATCCCTGAGGTGTTGGAAGACACTCCAGTAATTGAAGGCGCAAAGAATCCTTCTCCTGAATCATTTGCGCGCACTGCTGTCCTGACACAGCAAACCGCTGAAAAGACCAATGCCCTGTCTGCAAAGACTGAGCCTAAGGTTGAACTGGAAGAAGGTACTAGTGTGTTCTATCCAAACTCCATCCTTCGTCTAATCAACCACTATGGTCTGGTTTACGTTGGAAGTGGTATGATTGGTAACTGCTATACCGGTGAAGTCTGCTCGCCTGAGAAAGTAGAGGGTGTTGGCTTAGCCTATCGTATCCATAAACACTTCGGTGTAGACGGTAACGACCTGGTCATTCCTTACGACATTCTGCAGGATGGTATCCATAGCCGCAATAACTATGAAGTTGCCACGCATCAACAACATATGCGCATTGCCGGTCACAATGACCTTGACTTCAGCTTCAACGGTAAGCTGTTGCGTGAGATGGTCTGGTGGATACGTGACTAAGTAAGTAATAAGTTAGGGGAGTTCATCCCCTTTCTTTTTTTGAGGGAATCTGAAAATATGGACAAGCATCCAATGTTAACGGGGCAGGCTATGGTTAATATCATAGAGCTTGCGGTGAGAACCAGGTCGGAAGATATTCTAAAAGCACTTCGCATGACCGACGAGGTAGCGTGGTCGTTAGGTAACCGACGTACACCTTTTGTTACTTACGGGAATGAGTTATGGACACGTCGTGGAATGATAATAATTCCAAGTGACCATCGACCTAAAGCATTATCTAAGGAAGCCTTGCTTGAATACGGTGAAGAGTTACTTGCAAAAGGTGAAGACTTGACGCAGAAAGAACGTACCCACATTCGCTGGGTACTATACATAGACGATTGATTCTCTAGACGACATAAAGTGGGGCGTTTCGGCCCCAGCTTTATTCTTATTTTTTTTGGCTGAAATTCAGAGGGATACGTTCTCTTCGAACACCGCCCGCATTAATACGGTCGTACTCCAACACCTCTGCCCCCAACTTATGTGAAGCAATTGCAATCGACCTCACGTCTTTTTTCTTAATCTGCGTAATGTCTCTACCAACCATGGTATCAACATAGGCATCTACTCCATTAAGAGTTATATTGGCGGCGGCTAGATACGGCATACCGTACTGCTCCACCTTTAACGCTCTTACCATTTTTACATCGAATGTCCAATCATCCACGGCAAAGCGGCGAAGAGTTACTCCGTTGATAATACCGGAAACTACAACATCTTCGTCATGAGCTATCTTATTATTACTATTCTCCAACCCTGCACGATAGGCCATCCGTAACGCTATTTCGATGTCCATTATTTAACTCCGTTAATTCGCTAAGGACAATAACCGGATAGGGGCTATCATAAAAATACGTCATAAAGGAGAGCTTTCGCCCTCCTTCATTTTTTTGCTTTAATCGTAATGACTTTCTTCGTCTGCTGTGACGCCATCGTCATAATTTTCTTCAGAATATTCAGCCGGATTTTTACGACTAATCTTACCCACCATATCCTCTGGTAAGTCAGCGGTGATTTCTTTCCACCAACGCTGATGTTCTTCACGCGTCAGTTTATTAAATACCTTACCACGAGGAACGTAGCGCTTACGAGCCTTACGTTTAGCATTGTCCCATGCCTTACCATCACGATGTTTACGCGCCTTGTTAGAGGCATCGATGATGTGTTTGTTTACTTTTTCCAAATAATCCGTCATGACATTATCTCACTTAAATCCGCTTCAACCAGTGTCAGTGCACGACCGTGCATTGCTGACATCATGATTCCCATGAATGATGCACCCAAGTTTGCTGCAAGCATACCAACTGAACTAGGGTTGATGGCTACAGAGTCACCCACGCAAGTTTCACAGAAATGCGTGCCTTTAGTCTGGCAACCCTGAGGACTACGAAGCAGTACACGAGTACCAATAAACTTCTTAGCCATATCAGTCGTTATCTTCTTACCATCTAAAGTAGTACGGCCAACCAGACGGTCGTAACTTTCTTCAGTGAACAATACGCGCTTACCCACTTTAGACTTGCAATCCTTTTCAGAGATTTTGATGTTCTGGAACATTCGTGACAAGTCTTTAAAGTCAGCACCACCTAAAGCCGTCTCAGCACCACGCTTATACGAACCCATACGCAGCGCATTTACCATAGCAGGCATTTGACTGACGTCCCATTCTTCTTCCAGTGAATTGCTCACCAGATTCATTTTGGATGGGTCTTCTAAGTCACTCTCACCGCCAAAGATAGAGTACATACGCTTACGGGTAACGTTGTGTGCTTTACCGGACTTGTAGAATACTTCTGTAACATCGCCAGCAATATATTCTTTATCCAGTTTAGCAAGCGCCGTATCAATCTCAGCAAGAGCCGTTGGGTCATCTAGTCGGTCTTTACGTTCTTCAATTAACTTTTTACGCAAAGCCTTAGCCTCTGGGGAGCCCTGTATGGACTTGTGAGAGGTAGGTGCTATAAAGAGTGGCATTATACCAGTTGCCCAAGAAGCAGCCTTGAGGAAAGCTCTAAGCTCTTGTACCGTGATAACTTCATCCATCAAGGCAGTAACGATTTTGGATTCCAGTGTACCGTATCCAATTACTCCATTGATGAACTCAATTTTATCTTCAAAAGCGTGACACAGCATTAATAGGTTAATCAACGCAATACCGTACGTGGTCTTAGTCTTTACCTTTACATTGGGTAAATCGCCCGGTTCTAATTCAACCACTTCATTAATATCGAGGTAAGGCTTATCGCTTACCCATCCTTCCAATACCACCGGTTGCAATTCTTCATCCAGAATCATAACCTTTGAGTCTTTGGTGATTACCTGACCTACATGTGCTTCAGGCGTATTCGGTAACCCGTACTCATCAGGTTCAATGATGGCAAAGGTCGAGATTAACATTTTCTTTTTGGCGTAGAGTTTGTTCTTAGCCAAGAATACAAGAAACTCTTTTCTTTTCATTGCCCTTATCCTTCTTCTTTAGGTGGGACGTAATAATGCATCTCTACGTACGCTACCACCAACGACGCGGTAGTTATAACATCCGTGTCGGTAGTAAATTCTTCAAAGAGCTTCATGATAAACTCACTGGACTCATCCTCATGGCTGGAATATCGAACCAGGGTTTTCAGTTCCAGTAGCACTTCCTTTATAAGGTCCGTACTTGGTCTCTCACCCAAGCGTTCCACAAATTCGTCAAACAGGAAGTTGTACGCTGCTTCAAGATTGTAGCCCTGTCTGCGAGAGTTGGTAATCCACTCCCAAACAAAACCCTGTACCTGTGGGATACGTTCATCAATAGCGGGGCGGTCAAAGTCTACAATTTCTTCCTTGGTGCCATCTAGCACTAGGGTTAGGTTTGTCCAGAACCGGTCACTGACGCTCTCAACAACATTGTAGAAGTCGTAAACGTTTCCGCTCTCCATATCCTTAACTACTAAAGATAATGCTTCCACCAGCCGCTCAACACTGTCCTCGTGAATTTCTAACGCATCCAGCAACTCTTCGGGTTGTTCGTAATGGGTTAAATCTTCAATTCCGTTGACTAATGTATATAGTTCGGTTAGTGACGGGTTGTGGTCCGGATTAAGTACTATGCCATACTCGGTTAGAATGAACACAAGGTGCTCTACCATACGAGCATTAACTTCTGCCAGTAGGCTAGGGATGTCTGAACTGCTACCAAAGTCGTCAATGACTTTATCCAAATCTTCTTCAGCCTGAAGAAAATCCAAACGCATGAAAAGTTCGAGAGTTTTACGGGTAGTTTCGACCCTTTCTGGGTCGTTATTATTTCTAAGCAACTCGCCTAAAAGCATGACTAATTCCTCTCTAGGGTATTTTTTACTCACACACATTTAGTTATGTGGAGAACTAATTTCATTGAATTCATAGTAAAGGAGCAATAGATGCCCGAATCCAACAATAAAAGAAAGAACGGTAAAAAAGCGACGCAAGGTATAGCACCGGGTGTATCTCGTCGTGACCAGTTCCTTAATGAAGCAGCGGGTATTCGTGCTGCTTGTTTACAGTTAATTGCCAGTTCTGCCAACATTAGTGTGCTTATTAAAGCAGCTAAAGATAATCCAGACGTCCAACTGGATGAGGCAAAGGTAGGTGCCCTGGCTAATACCTTAGCTAACGATTTAAAGGTTCTTAAAATTGAGCTGGATAATCTGGTAGCGTCCTGCGATGCAAACATCCGTGAGATTACACACACCACGGATGAGCTTACCGTAATGGACATCACCGTAAAAGTTGGTCAGCGCTATCAAAACTGGCAAGACCGTTTCATCAATCTTACCGCCCCGACCCTGGAAGAAATCACTGAGTTGTGTGGCGGCACAGGAGATTAGTAGACAATGGCAGTAAATATCGATAGTAACTCGCCGATAAAGACACTGCATCCCAAGCCCGAAGGAGCCGCTACTAAAAATGTAGAGGCTTTGAGCTTGTTGAATGTTAGTGCGGTGGATTTCCAAAAGGACATCCAAAAACTTCCAAACATCCAAAGTGGTAACAGTAACTCGGCTATCTGGTTACAGGCCATCAGCGATGGAATTGAGCATATTGCCAATGGCGATATCTTCCGTCGTCGCCTAGGTGACCCTGAGGCAGATTGGAGCAACCGTCCGGTCTATGATGGTAAACCTATCACCCCCAACCGTTTACGTCATGGTGACTCCAGTGGCGTTACTAGCGGCGAAGCTGCGGTACTCAAGGTTAAAGCTCGTCTGGGCTTAGGTTCAATTGTACCTATCCCTCTTTGGCATACCGGTGGCTGGATTACCATCAAGGCTCCAAGCAATGCTGCTATCCTTGAACTGAATCGCCGTATCGCTGCTGAGAAAATCACCCTGGGCCGTATCACTAACGGCATGGTTTTCTCAAATACCACTATCTACATTCAGAGCTATCTGATGAACTTTGTTCTGGCTCATGTGTACGATACTACCTTTGGGACGAAAGACCCTGAAGAACTGAAGAAGATTATCCTGACTACCGACCTACCAAGTATGGTGTGGGGTATGGTCTGTGCAATGTATCCTGACGGTTACGATTTACGTGAACCTTGTGTGGCACAAATCACCAAGTGTAATCACGTGTCTGAAGGTCGTGTCAATATTGCTCGCTTACGTGTCATCGATACGTCCAAGCTAAGTGAAAAGCAAATGAAGCACATGTCCAAGCGCAATGGTGCACATACGGCTGATGAGCTAAAAGCGTATCAGGAAGAGTTTGACTTTCAAACTCGCAATGTCCCCATCAAAGGAGCCGAAGGCTTTACCATGGACATGTCGGTACCGAGCATTGCTGAGTATGAACAGGTTGGATTTAACTGGGTTGACTCTACTGTTAACATGGTAGACAAAGCGTTCCGCATTCCTTTAAAAGGTAGTGAGCGTGACCAGTACATCACCGACCAGGGTCGTCTCGCTACATTGCGTCAATACTCACACTGGATTGGTAAACTGTACATTACTGACGGTGATGAGCAGGACATCATTGAAGACCGTGATACCATTGACACAGTGTGTTCTGAGTTTTCCACCGATGATACTATTCGTACTTCTATCATGAACAGTATCGGTGAATACATTGAAGACACCACCATTGCTATCATTGGTTACCCTAACACTGAATGCCCAGCGTGTGGTTTGCGCTACGGTGACTCAGTGAAAGAAGGTAAAGATGGCGAGCCGGATGAAATAGTTAGAAGTGAGGCTGTCCCTGAGTTTATTCCTCTTGACATGACAACCACTTTTTTTACCCTCTGCGGGCAGAGAATCCAAGCGACAGTAACACGACCCCTGTAGTAGACGGTCGTTTTGGATTGGATGATAAGAAGGAGTACGGGCGAGAGCTCGCCTCCCTCTTTGAGACGCAAGAGAAGATATCCACTCCGCTCGCAAAAATCTTGCAAGTCGAAGCTTACGATACTGATTACGGCATCAGGGATTACGAAGGTAGTGTAACTGGTTTAGACTACGTGAAGATGAATCCTGCAGAAGAGACTAATGCTAATAGCTTACTGTATGATGCCATACGCAAGTTTGGTAAGCGTAACATCGCTAAAACGTTTGGTTTGTCTTTGACGGATTTTTTAGAGCTTCCTCGTGACATTGGTGAACACATTATGACTGTTGCCCTTGAGATTGCGAAAGAAAGAAGTGCCTCTATTGAAAACGCCATGGATGAGCTTGACGAACACAAACCTTAATTTTGGAGAATCCAGAAATGGGAAAACGTCGTAACCCACAACCGACTGAGACACAGACTACTGAAACTCAAGCGGTTGAAGAAACCCAACAGACTGAAGTTCAGTCTACTGAAGAACAAACCGTTGAAGCTACAGTAGAAACCACTGAAACGCAAACTGCTGAAACCACGCCATCAGACGATGACTTGGCTGCCGGTAGTGCCGTTGAAGAGAACACTGTTGTTGAACAGCCTGGTGCCGGTAAAGCTGACGAAGGTGATGCGGCTGTGGTTGAAACAGAAGAAGGTAAAGTAATGAACCTGAACTGTGTAACCATCCTTGAGTATGCGAAGCGCATGGCTCCCAACACGCCAAATGACCGCCCGACAATCCTGCGTAGTCAGATGCAGTTCTATCAGGCAATCATGGCCATCCTGAACAACTTGGAAGGCGCTGCGTTTGTTGAAGCTTACGGTCAAGCCCTGGAAATCATGAACGAGTACTCTGGTACGTTCACTGACAACATGGTTTTCCGTGGCATGAACGAAATGCGTATTCCACCTGCTGCTCGCCAGCGTTTTGAAAACATCGTGGTTTTGATGACTTCAACCGCTGACCCGCAGAACCGTGCCTCTGCTCTTAAAGCAATCGACTTCAGTGCGTTCTCTAAGAACTTCACTGCTGACGTTGAGCAGAAAATCCGCGCTTTCTATAAGTAAGCGGCATAAACGAGGGAGGGGCGAAAGCTCCTCCCTTATGTCGTCTATGCATATCTTACATGCGTCTTACCATCCGACCACGTATCAATCATGTCACCTTTAACGCGTTCGTCAACAATGTATGCGTTGATTAACATTGCCACGGCAATGGCAACGGTGGAGAGGGCTACGGTACGGAAAGCGTGAAGCAGGAATTTCTTAAACATTATTAATTTCTCTTAAAGCCAAATATTAAACAGACACATATTATTTTGATGCGAGAGTGCATTTAAACAATTACTAAATGAAAGGAAGGTAACATGTACAGTATCAAAGTTGTTAACGTATCTAAACCAGATGGTTCTATCTCTCACGAGTTTGCCCCGGTGGAAACACTTGAGTTTAAAGAGAAGTGGCCCGATTTTGTCAAGTGGGAAGATGGTAAGGCTAAGGGTATTGACTACGATATTCTTGAGCGGGTAGTGAAGACAGAACTCGAGCCCATTATACTAAGCAGAATTCAGGAACCCAATAAGCGGGTTGTTGAGCTAAAAGTTGATACGGGTGATTATCATATCTTAGTTACCACCATGCGTAACATTGAGAAATATAGTCAGTGCAGGGACATCTTCAATACTAAGGCGCTTGCCTTGCCTAGTAGCGCCAAAGAGTCATTCACCTATAGTTCCATAAACCGGTTGAACTACATCACTTCAGTAACGGTGTTTGAAATTGACCCATGTTAATTGCCTGTTTTTTAGGCAATAGTATGTAGGGTGTGTTTCTCTCTGGAACCTACGAAGACTGTCCAAATGTGGATATCAGAAGGGGCCTAGTGCCCCTTCTTTTTTTGTCGTTCCCAGAAAACAATAGATACATATTACATTGGTGATAACGTATCTAAAGATACTTAACCCTTTAATTCTATAAGCGATTAAATAAAAGGAAATCGTGATGAACGCAACATTAAAAGCACAAATCTATAACTTGTACCAAGCTCTTGTAATTAAGAGTGAAAATAAGGAGAACCTTTTGGCATCTGCTACGGCTGCTAAGATGGTTGGTTTTATCAAGTGGATTGCAAGTTCTAAGACTCGTGGTGAGTTAAAGAACAAAATGAACCAAGTGATTAACCACCTGAAGAAGTACCGTAATACCGAAGCAAAAGAACTGTCTTCTAAACTGACAGTGCTGTACGGTTTAGTATAGGAGATACTCTAATGAATAAGGTTAAAATACATAACCCCGCAATACCTGGTCTAGGTGGCTTTAAAACCACGGAGCTTAACCCCGACCAGTTTAAAGGTAATACATTAACCCAAGGTGGGATAGATGCAGTCTTGGAGCTGTTTGATACCACAACTCTAGGACCTATAATGTCGGTATCGGTATCCGGTGACATCGTTGGTATCCTGAGTAACGTTAGTGGTTCCTACAAATACCTTCGGAGATAAAACCATGTTGAAGAAACATTTAACTCGTTACGCATTTAGCGCAACTATCATCATCGCTGTAATGGCAACGTGGATGGTGGCTGATTACGTACACGAGACGGAACAAAAAGAAATTGTTGCTGCTACCGCACCCGCTACGGTTAAGGTAGTAGTTAAACAAACCGAGCCTCTACCCGTTGTGGAGGAAGAACCAATAGTAGAAGAACCCGTAAAGATAAATGCCGCCGCTTTTGGTAAGCAACCCGATGATATTCCAACCATTGATGAACTGGATGCCATTGGCTATGTTTACGGTCTTCCTGGAAAAGTATTGATGGGGATGAGTTTTAAGGAGACTCACCAAGACAATACACGTGTGTCACATGCAGGGGCACAAGGTATGTTTCAAATCCGTCCACGGACCGCTGCTTTATTAGAGGTAGAGAACGTAATGGATAACTACGAGTCAGCGGATGCGGCTGCTCGTTATTTGGAACACCTACATCAACGGCTGTTCAAGAAGCCTCTGGTGGAGTTTACCGAATATACACTACGGATAGTATTAGCTGCTTACAATGCTGGACCTAACCGTTTGCGTAAAGTCGGCAAGGTGTATATGACACCTAACTTCGAAGAGACCATTGAATACGTTGAAGACATTATCGGGTACTATAACGGTACTCGATATTATGTCCGGAAAGGCGATACAATCTGGCAAATAGCTGAAAAGTACAACTTACCCACAAGTTACTTCATGAGAGTAAACGGGCTAAGAATTATTCAGCTTGCTAACGGCCATAGTACCACCAACCTAAAGTACGGTGAGTTTTTAAACGTCAGTGAATCAGTGTACACCATTAACAAAGGAGATACCCTGTACGCTATCGCTAAACGTCTAAGTACTACGGTGGACCATTTGGTTGCTAAGAATAAAATCGCTGACCCCTCGAAGATACATGTCGGTCAACAACTTATAATCTAATAAGGTGGGGAGGGCAAAAGCCCTCTCTTATGACCACTTTACTTTTTTATGGGGGATTTACCATGCTTGAACTTATAACCGATTCAGAAATAACTGACCTACTACCAGCACGGGACGTTAACGTTTTTGTAAACACCGAACGCCCAATGGTGTTCCGTGGGGTTCTTGAAGGTGTCCTGTACGCCACTGTAGAAGGCTCTGAGACCATCTACGCTGTACCGGATGAACTAATCCATGATGAAGGGTTCGCTGTTCAGGCGGACAATCAGGGCGATTTAGGGACCACGTTGCAGGAAGAAGAAGGTTCAATGGTAGTTGAGTATGGTGGTAAATACTATCAGCGCTGTGGCGTGGATAGCTATACATACTACGACATCAGTGGCGGTACGATAACCGTACCTGAGCCACCACCAGAAGAACCAGTTGCTTAACTAAATTCGACAGGGGCAGTTGTCCCTGTCTATGCCGTCGTAAATAAAAGGAAAGACGAAATGAATATTACAAGACTTCGCCGATACGGCAAGATGAGTTTTTGGAAACGCTTCAAGTTGGTTTGGGATATCTCTAAACGGGATAGCTTTTACAGTACCCGCAGTAGTAGAGAGCGTAAATGGGGGGAGAATGTGGATACCGTTATCCTAACTAAGGGTGATGGTAAAGATGGACCTAAGTTAAGCATTACGCTACCTGACCTCTGTATTACATCTGACGGCATTACTGAGAGTGGTGTCCGTGTTATTTATAACGTGTTAACTGCAACCATCTCTAGTAATAGAATGGGGATGGATATCGACGGCGATGTGTTTAATGTATTAGTAGCCGATGTGGTTGTTGGTAAGTTCTTTATTAGTGCCAGTACTGGGTACTGTGAACTAATTGAACTATAGCCATACGGCATAAGCGGGGCATTGCGCCCCGACTTATTTTTTTTTTGCTTTAATCCAATTCGCCAGCTTCGCGCTGACGTCGGAACTCAGTTAATACCTTGTCCATTGATGGAAAGCCAAAGAATGTACCAGAGCATTCTACTGCATTAGTACGCGCTGCCGTTAGGTTCAGACCAGACATACGTTTATCGTACTCACTGATATCCCCCACCCCAACTAACTCACGAACCGTTGTTTCCATACTCATGTTCATGAACGAACCTGTGTTAGGATAACTGGACGCTACGTCTAAGTCAGCTACGTGTACACGTAACATTGAGCGAATGTGCGGTGCTTCTTCTAACAACTGTAAACCGTTGTCGTCAACCAAATGACTGGGTAGTGTTACAATCCAATCGTTCGAGCCTACAACGTGTTTATCCAAGCTCTCCGCCATATCGTCAGAGGTAGTAGAGATAACCTTCTTGTGTTTCTTCAGATAGAAGTGCATGTCATCGCACAGACGACGCGGTGTACTGGTAAAGTTGTAATAGTCCGAATGCTGACAAAGAGTTGGGACCGTAAGGGCCAAATCTTTATTCTTATCATCCAAGATTTCAATCGACATACAGTCGAAGATGTTATAGATGAGGTATTCAATTTTGTGGTTAGTCTGCATGTAGACGTGCCAGTCTAGCCCGGTTAAGTGGTCAGCTTCTTTAAACTTCAACTTACCAAGATTCAACTCGTCCGTCAGGATTGCATCTAACGAATAACTATTACGGTTACCTTCAGTTACCCTTACCTGTTTAAAGACACACATGGCGTCGATGAGGTAGAAGGACGACGGCGCGTAGACTTTATGCCATAGGTCAGCAGGGTGTTTTGACATTGTCCGTCCACCAGCAATCTGCTTAATGGCTTTACCGGGAACATACTTAAACTTCTTGTAACGTTCAGGTAAGGTTGGCTCACAGAATACATCTTTCGGGTCAATGTTAGCATTCTCAAGAGAAGCAATCATTTTGGGTAAATCGAAGTTCATGTTCCAGAAGGCAACGAAGTCTGGCTTGTGTTCGTGGGCTGCACGGAAGACGTAGTCGGTAACCAACGCAGGACTCGCCACGAGCTTAGAATTGATTTGTACCTTAGAGCGCTCACGCAATGTCGCTGCTGCCCGCTCCAATACCTGACGACGCTTACCGTTTAGCGTATCACCCGCCAGTAAAGCATCTAGGTCATCTGCAATACCACCAATGTAGTATTCGTATTTGTCCTGTAACTTCTTGGCGTAATCAGATAGCTTACCTGCAAAGTCTTCAGTGTAAGCAATGTAGATGTTGTTTTGGTACGTGAACGATGCTGAGATGATTGTACTGCCGTCGCCATTAACAACGTCAGTCTCGATATCCATTACCCCCACAGTAGACTCACGAGTCAGTTCAGGGAAGTTATCCATGTAAGCACGTTTGATAAGTGCGCTGGTACTGATATCTGCACCGTAGACATATGGCGAACGGAAAGCGATTGATTGTTGTGTCCATCCACTAGGGTTACGCCCCAATGCTCGAAGTACGCGGTTAGTCAGTTCAGTCTGGCGACACTTGTAACGGCGACACTTAAACATGTCTTCCCAAGCTTTCTTTTCTTCATACGTTCGATGTGCTTCGTTTACTACCCAGAACTCACGCTCGTAGTTTTCAACAAAGTTTACTTCTGGGATTACTGTACCGTCTTCTTTGTGGACGTTACGTTTTACTAATATTAGGTCATCACCTGAGCGGTCAGATGCTTCGGTGTAGAAAGCGTGCTTACATTCGTAGCCTTTAACGCCTTTAGGTAATTTGCTCATTTACATGTCCCATTTAAAAAATTCTTTATGGTAGTCTATATCAAGATGGCGGTCAGTATTTTTTAGAAGATTAGAATTTGCTGGGAATTAATTTTTACATGGATTGGTATTTGTTTAGGTGTAGACCGGTGACTAGTAATTTATACGGAGTATAATTACCTAGGAAAGGGAATCGTATGCCTTAAGAATAAAATAATATAAGTTAGTAACTAACACACCCTGTCCTACAGACAGGGGTTTTATGACGACTAGTTAAGAAAGCTTTCCTATGTTATGCAATTGCATTAACACTAACCTTGCAAGGAGTTATCCTAAAATGAAACTACGTACTGGCGGTCTCGGATTAGAGGCTATCAAGGTACAACGTAAGGATGTGTTGTTTTTAGGTCTGGTAGGTAAAATCAATGAACTCCGTAAAGGTTCAGTGAACGCATCTACTCTGACTAAGTCGGGTATCGCGGACCTGATTGAGAAAGCGACGCAGCTAAACGTTAACTTGAAACTAACACCTATTAATTGGTGCGCATTCGTTGGGGTGCCCCAGTTAGATAAGAACCATCCTTTGTTGGGTAAGTTCAAGAATGACTTTAGTGATGAGGACGCTCTGAAACTATTGTCTAAAGGTTCCGACATCATTAAAGGTTGGGTTGACCTTGAAGAAGGAAAGGTGCACGGCGACTTCCGTAAAGTCGAATGTACTATCACTATTGCCGAAAATATGTTCGTCACCGATAAAATGTCGGATGAAGAACTGGCTGCCGTCATCATGCATGAAGTAGGACACCTGTTCTCTTATTTCGAGATGTTGGGAACCACGGTTACTACTAACTACGCAATCAACACTGCTGTGACTGCGCTTTTCAGCCCTGACCGTAAGGTAGACAAGGTTGAGATAGTAGATGCCTATTCCAAACTTCGTGACGTAACGTTTGAAGAAAAGCAAAAGCTGCTGACCATGAATAGCAAAGAAGGCGTGGCTACTGTGATGTTACAGGCTGAAATTCAAAAGTCTGTTTCTGAAAGCGGCGCTAGCATGTACGATGCCACAGGCTTTGAGTTCCTGTCTGACCAATTCGCTACTCGTCATGGCGGTGGTATGGCCTTGGTTACTGCATTGGATAAACTCCAGCGTTACAATCGTGACCCAGTCTATCGCAATGCTGCTGTCTTCTACAGTGTAGAAATGCTTAAAGCAGTAGGCTTCTTTACCGCAATCACTTTTGGTGGACCGGCTACTTGGCTTATGGGTATTCTCATTATGAGTAACAACCCTCATGAGTCAACGTATGACTTACCTCGTGACCGCATCGAACGCATCAAGCGTGACTTAGTTGAACAACTAAAAGACCGCAAGTTAGACGATGACACTCGTCAGGCACTAACTGATGACGTTGAAGCCATTGAGGCTATCATGTCTACCATGACCCAGCGTACCGGTATTGCACAACTGGTATGGGAAGTTTTGTCACCAACCACGCGCAAACAGTTGAGACAGAAAGACGCTCAACAGCAAATTGAAAAGTTGTTAACCAACGACATGTTTGTAACTGCCGCGAAGTTTAAAAATTTAGGAGCAGGCTAATGTCTGATAAAATTAAAGAATTAGTAGCGCGTCTGCGCATGATGCGTAATATGATGGATGAACAACACATTCCGTTGGAAAAACGCGAAGCCATTAAAAACCGTATTGTCGGGGCCCTGGTTGCAGCACAACTACCCATCCCTTCATCTCCTATTGAAGGTAACCCTCGTCTGTACTTTACCAACTTCCAATTGGCCGATGCCAATGTATTCATCGGGGCTATCAACGAGCACATCGTTTGTAACGTGGATGAAGTTGTGAAGTGTGTTTACGATGTATGGAAAGGTCGCTATGACTTGGTTCATCATCCACTGCAAGGTGTCATCGCTTCTCTGAATGCGGTATATCCAGAGCACCGTGACGACATCGATTTCGCCGCTATGGTAATTGGGGTACAGTAATGTTGGAATTTCTTGAAGAACTCGAAAGCTTAGAAGCTGAAGTCTCTCAAGAAGCCGCATTACTTATTGATGCACAGTCGGACATGTTCAGCGCCATGCAAATGGTTAAAGAACACAATGCAATAGACCGTGAAAATGCGATGGCCATTCTTCGGAATGTGCCGTCGTGTGAATCAATAAACCCTAACGAGTTTACGTTATTCCCTACAACCACTAAGATGTCTGTTGCCATTGAAGGGTTCTGGGAAGGTATTGCGAGCGGACTAGAGAAACTATTCGGCCTCATGTTCTCGCTTATCTTTGGCGTCTTGAAGTTATTGGTTAAACCAATTGAATGGTTGGTAGGTGGCGGTAAAGGCGATGGTGCCAACGCTACCGCAATCGATACACTGGACAAGCTTGAGAAAAGTGACAAACCTGAAAAGATAGAAGATGCGGACCGGGAAGTTCTTGATGAAACGGTAGACGAAGTTATTGACAAGAAAAAGCTCAACGAGTTTGAGTTTAAATCCATTGCCAATGCTAACGTCGACATGTACAAGGACATCAACGATTACATTCGCAGGCTCTATACGGTTATGTGGAAATCAACCAGACGCTTCATTGAAGCCCATGGTAAGATTGAAGGCGGGGATGCATTCTATCGTCTACATAAAGACTTGGATGCTATCAGTGTAGAAGCAGGAAAGGAAATAGCAGCAATTGCTGGGGATTTCTTGAAAGACCAAGCCAAGGTACTTGACCTAGGTTCTGTGTCATATGGCAACCTGACAGAAGCAACTGACGCCTTTGAAAGATTAACCACACGTGTACGGGAGTTAGAAGGTCGTGAGGTTGACCCTAAACTGGTAAAACAGCATTACCGGAATAAGGTTAACAAACTCCGTAGTTATATCAATCAGTTACATTCGGATATGAATTTCGATAAGAGTGACCGTGAGTTACTCAAAGAAACTGATAACTACACCAGTCAGTTCAATACTTTGCAAGACAAACTTGAGCAGATGGAGAGTCGCGACAAGGCTGACTCTAGCTTGACCTCAGATGATATCAATGCAGTTCGAGACACAGTAAATAACCAGCTTACGTTAATTCGTGCGGCCAATGCTTTTGTCAAGAATATGTTTATGGTTTCCATCAAAGGGAAGCGTGGGTTCTTTAAAGGTATTAAAATTACCGATGAACTTACCGAAGCAGCGTTTGCTAAAATCAGACGCATGACCGGCAAAGCGAAATAAGACAGGGGAGTCCTAGTGGACTCCCCCTTATGCCGTCTTAGTCTGTATGTCTAATGAATTTAATGTCCAAATCATCGACCAGTGCAATGGCACCATCCGGTTGACGCTCTAAGACTTTAGCTAGGCTACAACCTACTGAGTCGTTGTCCACTACAAATGCATCCAATGTAGAGTCATCGTTGAACGAGTGCACCTTAATGGTCACCACGTCATCACTGACAACTTTACGGAGCTTATCGTGAATAGAACCCGTTGAGATTTTAGACTTAGCCAATTCATTAATGACCACCTCTTTTACCGAAGCGTTGAGGCTCTTACGAATTGCAGCGTTTGAGTACGCATTAAAGCTAACGTACAAATCAACACGAACACTAATGCCAGCACTGATTTGTTTTGGCTCACCTTGTACTGAGTACACGGTAATGGTCCCACTGTTTGCTTTAGGTGAGAACATCAGGTCAGTACGAGCCAGAAGCTTACCACTGATGTCACCAATGTCTGTTTGTACCCAATCTACAATACTTTCAGCCACAGTACGAACGTATGCATTAGTTCCTGTTTCTGTAGAGTAACGATAACGACCATCAAACAGAATTTGTTCAATGAAGTACGTCTCACTGCTCCCACCAACAGGAATACGTTCACCGTGCTCGTCCAGCTTGTAATCCCCTTGGCGGAATTGGTAAACCGGTCCACCAGTTTCCGAATCCATGACAGGGTCACCTTTAGAGTGAAGTAAGATACCTTCAAACTGCCCATCCACCTCAACTAACTTGATAAAGCCGGAATCGGGCTCACGTTCGTAAATGTCCTCACTGTAAAGCATTGGTACGTCACGGTCCCACACTTCGTAATTAGGCTCGTTAATCGATACCCGTGAACGGTTGATTAATCCATCCATGCTTTCGAACAAACGTAGGTTAGCCGTTTCATGCGTAATTACGATTGCGTCTTCAGCAGCAAATGGCGTACCCAGAAGGTTGTGTAGGTCGTCTCGCTTGTCGGTAGATAAACCAACGTCAGTTACGTAATGGATAAAGTCAAACTCCGTATCAGGCTCAATGGGGTAGAGTAAAGTATCATCAATCACCGCATTGAAGTTAGTGGCAAAGAGTTTGTGACCTTTGTGGATTTCAAACTTCGTGTTGATGGGGAAACGGAATATTAAGTTACCGTCTACATCACGACCGTAGTTGACACCCTCCACGTAAGTACGTTGCTCCTGACCACCCGGACGGAACGCTAACTGCAAACCAACTTTAGACGGATGCAGTTTTTCATGTCCTACCGAACCTTTTACGGTTACTGCTAATTCATAGCCATCGAATGTACGGTATAGCGACATTGCACTTAAGGTAGCTTTATAATCCACTTTACTGTTAGCTGCACCGAAGTAACGATTGTTCACCGTTGGGTTATCGATGTAGTAGTTGTTGTAACTAAAGACATCGTCGTTAGTGTCTAAAACGGTAAGGTACGGACTGAAGAAATAACTTTCTTGTTCCAGTAAAGAGATTAGCACATCGCCACTTGCCTGCTCCAACGCTTCCCGCTCAAGGTCACTCACAAAACTGATACCCACACCATTTCGTTTATACAACGTGTTAGGCATGATGCTCCAAATCTTGTTAGCGTAGTAGGCAGTCGACAACGTCTGTAAAAGCTCTGACCAGACCTTTATTGACTCAACAGTAGTGCCAATGGGGCTAGAGCTTAAACCACGCTCAGGAGCCGGTACAGTGCGAGATGCGAGGAATGTACGGTCAGTTATGTTATCCACCACGCTCAGTACATCATAACCACGGTCTTTCAGCGTATTGGTCAAGTCAAATTCAGTGACCGGTGCTGGTTTGTAAGTGGAGTTACGAACCGTACGGTCTTGCAACTCCTCAAACGACAGACCATTACTACCACCCTTAGTTACAGAACTACCGGCAATTGCCATTTGGGTAATCTGAGACAGAGGGGCAGTGTAGCGACCATTGTCCGTGTTGTTTAAATCTATCCACTTACTTTGGACGGCAGTATATGGGTACTCGCTGAGCGACAGCGAGATATTACCTTTAGTGGTGTAGACATCAATGCGAACTTCTGCACCGATTAATCCCTTGTTGAAATAAATCTCAGGAATCTTAACACGCAACGTGCCGTCGGCCAGTTTCAATGTGGCCGTAGGGATACCATTGTCGTATACGCGACCAGAGTGAGTAGTAACCATCTCTTCCCAATCGCCACCAGTGTGGCGATGAAACACTCTGCAGTAATATAAGTAATCGCGAATGGTCTTAGTCGTACTAAAGCCACTTGCGCTTGACACGGTGGCTACGGACGATTCTACGCTATACTGCAAACCCGGCACTTGGAACATTAACATCTCACTACCTTGGTGTCTGTGTAGACGGTAGTCGATAACGTTAGTCTCCAGTGCCATGAACGGTGACTGTTCACTTGTATCGTAAAGAATGCTAATCGATTCAGCCCCAGAGAAAATAATTTCAATGGGGTATACGAAACTGAAGTTTGCACCAGCCACGGTGACACGGGATTCACGTGGAATAACTAACTTAGTGTTGTTAGTTCCCGGAACAGTCTTCGCAAGACTACGTAACTCCGCCACGTTAAATGCAAACGTGAAGAGGTCACGACTTGGACTACCCCATACACCAACATATTCCAAATCGGAAATATGCCCATACAAGTCATCTTCGGTACTTACCAGTTTAGGATAAGTACGACGGGTTAGACTTTCACACTCACTGATGGAATCGGCTGCCATAACCGCTGCGGACTCTAGTAGTAGAGTAAAGGGGTTAGTGGGGTCAATGACATTCAGTGTACCCTTTGAAGCTTTATCAAGAAGCTTGTATACGGAACGTTGGACGGCGTTGGGATTTCGTCGGAACTTATCAAGGTCGTCCTGCAATTCACTAACTTGGATATTATCCATTACTGAATCCTCTTATTTAATATACTGTTCTGGTCTGAACTGTTTTAGTTCAGCGGCTGATTCAAGGTAAAGGTGCTTGTTAACCCACCACTCTAACTCCATGTTACCATCCTCACTGATGCGTGGGTAAGAACGGAAGTTAAAGTAGTCCTTTTCCTCGTCTCGTAATTTAACCATTTGCGTATCGCGGAAACGGTTAGACATACTAGGGTTAAACTCTGCAACCAAGGAATTGAACTCAATAACCAGAATGGGGTCATTGTAAATCCACCCGCTACATTTAAACGGGACAGATATTTCTTGGTTATCCTGAATCAACGGTTGGGACGAGTCGAAGTTGAACGCAGCGCCCAATGGGTTTACGTAAGGTGCCCCGTAGCCACAGGCTGCAATCTTCGTAATGTACTTACGACGCTGGTCTAATACCAAACGGTATATGCGAGTATCGTAGTCTTTTTCATTTTCGGCAATACACTCTGGCCACGGTAACATACTACCCTCTGACACCCGTGAAGCATACTGCGTCCAAATATGCATCAGTAGACTGATTGGGTCACCAGACATATTTCGGAAGTTTGCGGTAATGTCGTTGGTGCTGTAATCCATTGGGAGTGAATCAATCATACTCCACGATTCATTAGCAAGACCGTTAGGCGAGGTATGTGTATCCATTACCGAATCTGGCCAGCCACTCATGCTAATTAATAAGTTAGAGAGTAATGGGATGAACGGGTTTTGTGGGTCGACCATAGGACACTGTATTGGTCTTATGTGCGATTTTTCCACCCCCTTATGAGAGACTGGGTCTAGTATACACCGTATTGCACGAGGTAGTGTTAGGGGGTCTCCGGTGAGCAAAGGTGCAAAGTTACGTACCCCAGCAATATTATCATATGACAAATTTAGTCTAGGGCGGGTAAAAAACGTTAACCCGTGGTTATCGCTATTCGGTTTAACCTGAACACCAATGTTCCGATGGTTGAAGCCGTAAAACGCATTAGTCGCCGCCTTGGTGAGTTCCCCTCTGGAACTCCCAGCCTTTGATACGGCATCGCGCACAGCCGACTGGTTTCGGTAACCGAGGTCGTCGTATTTATTATCAGACATTTTCAACTAACTCCTAGGGGAAAACCAACATGTATAAGGAAAGTGTAGATACTACCCTTTCGGTCGTAGGGCGTGTATCTGACCTGATGCGAAGTGCTACTTCAGAATCGCTAATCGAGTATACTAAAGATACTCGTGTTGAGCCGGTAGTCATCTTAGACCAAACTCTTCGTCAGCAACCATACATCACCGATGCTTTACACTCTTTGGTAAGCATCTTCTCAGGCTACTATCTACAAGCTGTGAGCATTTCTACTAATGTCGGCAGCATCGACGTAACTAAGTTACTCGATAAGTTAAGCACTGAGCGTTCTCCAGTTAAGTCTGCCTTAGGCAACTTTTTATCTATGGAGTCATATGATGTTGGCCTACCGACGATATCAATGGAAGCACGTGGTAACCGAAGAGGTGAATCCAGTGCCCAAACCGATTCTGGTGCACATGCTAAATTAGCAGATGCATCGAACTTATCAGTAGGCAAAATGCTGAAAGTTCAGATTAAAGAAAATGGCCATGAAGCTGATATTGATGTGTCCATCCGCTTACGTGTTAAGAGCACGGGTTCGGACGCGATTACTAAGCTTATGGCCGGAAAGGCGAAAGACACCGGTGCCCGTATGCGTTACTTGCAATGGGATGCTCGTGAACTTTCGTTCTGGCATGATATTGTTCTCTGCAGCGACCTCATTGATGCGAATAAGAAAGCAATGTTGCAGGACAAGGACGGTACGATTGCAACGCTAGCCAATCGCCGTACTAAGAATCGCATTGCCGGTATTTTCTCCGGTGAGCCTTCGGTGAACAATGCCTCTGCCATGGTCGTTATGAGCGAAGCAACTCGTCGCCAAGTTGAAAAAGACTTAGGTGGTAAGTTGAAACGTTTTAAGGACCGTGAGCGTATGTTCGAAAACACTCTGACAATGATTGTAATGGTCATTGACACTGAGTGGGAACAACTCACTATCTACCATCGTGGTATTGAAGAACCAACCGAACTTGCCGTAAAAGAACTCAAGTCATTGAACAGGGGTACTGGTCCGGATGTTGGTGAAATTCTGAAAGCTTATCAGCTTGGTAATTCCCCACAATTCTAAATTGGAGTAAACATGAAAGTCGAAAATTATCTTCGCTCAATGTTGCCCTCTATGGAAAAGGTGTCTATCAAAGAAGACCTGCGTAATCTTAAAGAGGAATTGGACGGTAAGTCCATTCCTCCTTTTGTAAGTGCGTCAGAGTTCTTTAGTAAGGACTACACCTTTAAGTCGAGAGACGTTCAAGAGCTGCAAAAAATTGTAGACCGTAGAGTGGACCATAAAGCTAAGAACCTTGTTCTACTTACTCGAGCCGCATTAGAGCAGAGCACTGCGAACGTCAATTCCATTATTGACTTAGTAGAGAAGCATTACTCCAATGACGTGGTTCGCGACGGTATGACCTACCTGAAAGTAAACATCAACCAATACATCGAGTCCATGAGCTTCATGTCCATGTACGCTCGTCGTTTACTGTTGGTGGTTTACGGTCTGGAAGCTATGGGTTCAAGTGAAGCTGCGGACAAAGCATTGTCTCGTGACCTGAACTGGGTTCGTAAGCGCTTTAACGATTTCTTGGTTTGTGTTAAGGCAAACCTGAAGAACGACAAAGTTCTGAAAAAGGAATTGGAAGCCATTCCAGATATGCAGGTTAAACCTGAGTCAGCTGCGGCAGTTCGTGAAACGGTTGGACTGGACAAGATTGACCCTAACAGCTTTGGGTTAATCAGTGCTCGTCTGAATCCTATCTACCATATCCGTATGGCTTGGACTAAGTGGCAGGTGCATCGTTTACGTCAGGCTGAAGAAGAGAAAGAACTTCTTGAATTTAAACTGGTCTACCTACGTAATGAACGTAGCGGTAAGAAAGATGCGAAGCTTGAAGAAGTTATTGAGCGTTACGAAGCTCGTGTTCAAAAGCTTCAGTACAAAACTCAGGAGATGCTAGAAGATGAGTAAACCAGTAGCAAGCCCATTCGGCTTCTGCTTTGGTCAACCATCGGCGGGTAAGAAATTGCCCGTCCTAGCTGTCCCTGAAGTAGAAGCTCTCGCACTTGAGTACCGTACTTGTACTCGCAAACAGGTTTCTATGGACTTCCTCGGGCGAATGGTGCATACGGCTAAGATTCTTCTTGGTCCTAATCCCATTAGTCATTTGTCTTCCTTATATGAACGACGTGCTCTTGTTAGTGAATCTGACTATAATTATGATTTCCTTCAAGATACCGTCAAATTCATTGAGACGGGACACCGGACTATGGGTATTTCCACCATTAGTCAATTGATGGATTTCCTTGGAGAAGATGAGAAATTCGAATTCCATCCTCTCAAATATTTACCCCCGATTAATCCGACACGTATGGAACGCACGTCACAACCGTGTGAGTCCGTATACACTCGCTGGTTACAACAACCAAACGGTGTGAACGATATGTTATGTACGTTAATCGTTTTATTCGGTAAACACAACCAACTTTGTTGCAACAAATAGGAAAAAGTTAAAATGCGTAATTTAGCAAATATCGGTAAACAAATCGCCCAGACTCAATATGCTGGCGTACAAGTCGGTGGAAGCGAAGGTCTGGAAAGCATCCTTGAAGAAGTTTCTGTTGAAGCAATGCAAATCGAAGGCGATAACGCTCTTTGTGCCGACCTGGAAAACGTTGTAGGTTCTTTGGAAAGCATCGCTGACCAAGCTGCAGCATCAATCGAAGACGGTGGTCTTGACCGTCAAGCTGCTGGCCTGTTGGAAGTAGCTGTTGAATCACACATGGCCCGTGTTGGTCTGTCTGCTCAAGATTCTGTAGCGTCTCTTGAATCTTTCGGTGGCACTGGTACTCGCGTTGAAGCGACTCAGGTTTCTGTTGAAGCCATCAAGGACAAAGCTAAGCAGCTTTGGGACTTCCTGGTTAAGAAATTCCAAGAAGCTCGTCAAAAAGTTTTCGCTTGGTTCAAGAAAGTATTCTCTGGCGCGGCAATGCTGAAGAAGCGTGCTGAAGGTATCGCGAAGAAAGCTGTCGACAAAAAAGGCACTAAGAAAGACGACCAGGAAGAAATCAAACTGGGCGGCGCTGCTAAAGCACTTGCTGGTAAAGATGGCAAAGCTGACATCCCTGCACTTGCTGGCGATATCAAAGAACTGGCTAAAGTAGTTGACGGCGTATACCGTGGTCACGCTAAGCGCGTTGGTGATTTCGGTGGTGACGTTGCTGGTCTGCTTGACAAAGTAGCTGGTGCTCCTAAAGAAGACCTGGAAGGTTCTGATGCCGACAAGTTCTTCAAATCTGGTAAGTTCATGGGCGAAGACGTTCTGGCCATGCTGGTTACTGACTTCCCTGACGGTGAACTGCTGGGCGGTCGTACTTTCGTAGTTGCTAAAGCTGACAAAGCTGGCGACATGACTGAACTGAAGTCTGCTATCGACAAGTACAACGTTGAATTCACTTTCCCTGGTGACGGTAAAGCACCTAAGATTGCTGACGACCAGAAGTTCGATGCAATCGAGCCTGGTAAAGTTAAAGACATCGCTGAGAACATCGTTGTTCTGGCTGAGTCTATCATCGCGTTTGAAAGCGATTACTTCAAACACGCGAAGAACCTGGAAAAAGCAGACAGCGCTGCTGAGAAAGTTGGTAAAGCTTTCGATAAAGTATCTCTGGGAACTGCCGGTGCAGGTGCTGAGAAAGTATCTAAGTCTCTGTACTCTGCTGCACAGCGTGCAAACCAAAATCCAGTTAACCAACTGACTGGTTCTGTTCTGGCGACTGCTCGTGCTGCTCTTGAAGTATGTGACAAGTCTCTGGGTCAATACGAGTAATTAGTTAGTAATAGCTAGTTAACTGGTAAAAGGTTTAGGGGAACTTCGGTTCCCCTATGTCATTTGAATTAAATTGGAGAACGCATAATGCGTCATTTAAATTCAATCGTTGGCACAGCAACTGCTGGTCCAGCTCCTACGGTACGTCCTGAGCTTTGCGAAGAAGGTCAAGCACAGGCTATCGTTGCTTCTATGGAAGCACACGCTGATGTACAATTCCTTTCTGACGAATGTGACCGTTACATCGACCTGGCTACTAGCCTTGAAAACCTGGCTGACGTTACTGCAAGCATCGAATCTGCTACAGTAATGGAAATGCAATTGGTTGACATCGCTGGTGACATCGCAATGGCCGGTACTGAGTACGACGGCGCTGCACTGACTCCGGGTCTGGAATCTTCAGAAGGTTCTACTATCTCTGTCGAAGGTATCAAAACCATCGCTCAGGATATCTGGAAAGCTATCAAAGCATTCGTTGCCAAAATCTGGAAACGTGTTGATAACTTCTTCCACAACATTTTCGGCGCTCTGCCGCGTCTGCGTAAGTCACTTATCGCTCTTCGTGAACGTGCTGATGGCTACACGGACAAATCAATTGAAGAAAGTAAGACTGAAGTAGGTTCTTCTATCAACCCTCTGGTTGTGAACAACGTTGCTCCGTCTTCTTCTAAAGGTATCGAAGATGCCTTGGAAACGTGTAAGACTGTTGTTAATGGTCTGTTCGACGTTTACACCAAATGCATCATCGCACGCGGTGAAGTTATTAAAGGTGGTCTGAAAGAGTACAAGCCTGGTAAAGACTGGACTGTAGAACAACACGCTTCTGCGCTGGCCAAAGTTCACGGCTTCGACGACGACTTCAACAAAATCAAGAAAGCATTTGATGCTTCTGATTTCAAAGGCAAAGACCGTCGTTTCTCTGATGGTGCTACCATCTCTTCTGTGAACCTGCCTGGTAACATGTCTGTATTCGTACAGGGTGTTGAACGTGACGAAAACAGCGGTGCCCTTGGTACAGCTGAAGCACAACGTGCTCGTACCGTTCGCGTTATGTCAACTCTTGAGAAGTCTCAAGACGCAGTTGATGAGCATGACGTACAGACTCTGGCTATCAATGAAATCAAAGGTATCGTAGATATCTGTATTGACATCGTTGACGGCATCGAAGCCTGGGAACGCGGTAAGAACATCAAGACCATCAAAGGTCTGGTTTCTGACATCGAAAAGAATGGCGACAGCTTGAAGAAAGCTGAAGGTGGCTTGGAAGACGTAACGTCTGAAATCCGTGCTTATCCTAAGTCGGCCATGAACTTCGTTAAGTCGTTCACCACTTGGTCTGCAGAACCACATACTACCATCACTAACACCAGCTTGGCTGCTGTACGTGCTGCTATTGTGGTTTGTAACAAATCACTGTCGAATTACAAATAATTCGAATAGTTGATACAAGCAGTTGACCACACGCAAACTTGACAACCACACATTGTTAAACTGCAAGTGTCAACTATCGTGAGGGAGGGGCGAAAGCTCCTCCCTTATGACGTCTTAGGAATTTTACTCTATTTTTTTATCTTATACGAGAAACCTTTACTGATGGTAGCATTTAACTGTTAACATTTTTTAAACATATATCATTTAAGTGGGTTTAGGCCTAAAACAAGAAGCCTTTACGGCTACGTATTTTAGAAAATACATTTACTTAAATAAAAGGAAAGTAATGAAAGAAGCAACTAATGCCCCTATGTACGCAACCCTATATCCGGGCCTGTGTCAGATAGCAAGAGAGAACGGGTATACGTTGGCGATACACGGGAGTCTTCAACAAGACTTAGATTTAATTGCGGTACCTTGGACAGACGACTATTGCCATTACGTGACATTAGCAGAGCTGTTCTTGGAACATTTACAAGCATGTTTAGGTGAGTCATTTGATGACTGTAACCCTGAACGTAAATTACATGGGCGTATAGCCTACAACCTTTACATGGATAACGGGGCTAAGGTAGACCTTAGTATCATGATGCCTGTATTGGAATAGAGAGTGGGTTATGTTGGTCATAGGCGACGATAAAATAACCACCATAAATAATCAATCTTTAAATAAAAGGAAAAGATAATGAAAAATGAATTAGCCATCATTGAGGAGTTTCAAAGCTCTCAGTGGGGTCAAATATCAATCCGTGAAGCCCTGTGTATTGCACAGGACGTTTTAAATGAAAACAAGTACGTCTACGTCTTCAAAAAGGATAATGATGTATTTGAGGAAAAGGGTAAGAAAGTTTACGTTGAGGGCTGGAGTGTCATTGGGGGTAATCCAAACTACTACCACAGCATTGGTAGTATGGACACCCGCTTAGAAGTAGGGTACTTCATAAAGACCATGGAGAGTAAGCAGGGTGAGGAAAAGAAATCCATTACCTTACCAACCAACTACTGGTCACTATGGTACCGCTTCAACCGCATGTTTGATGAGGCAGAGCTGCACATCGTGGAAGGTCGCGTCATTACTTCTAGTCCTAAGAAACTACAGGGACTTATTGAGGGCTGGGAAAAAGTACTTGCCAGTGCCGACGGCCGTCCCATGATTCCTGTTATAGCCGAGTATACCCAAGAGGAATTAACGACGATAGTCAACTGGTCTCCCAAGCAGCTACAGGCCGAACTAGATAAACTTAAAGAACTGATTAACACCAAAGTTTCAACTAGCTTTACGCAAGGTGAAAGTAGTCTATTAACCAAAGGTATGGATGGTCGCGTTAAGGCATGTAAATCTCGTCTCTCAATGCGCCGTAACTTTTGGAAAAAGTGGAGTGAGCAACGCGGGGATATTGTGCAGTTGGCAAAGACCTATTCCGTCACTACCGACAGATGGTCCTCTGTAAATGGATAATTATATGGGGGATAGTATCCTCTAGTTAATTAACTGTTATCTTTATCTGGAGATTAACCATGGAAAACATGGAAATGCCAATGGCTGAAATGACCCACGGTCAAATGCGTGTTAAGGCACTTAAGTTACGTACTGATGCGATGGCCTTGCCAGTGACCGACCCTAACCGTGCTGACCTGATGCGCCAGTACCGTGAATGTCGTGCAATGTGCTTGGCCCGTCGTTGCAACGGCTAATCAACCATTTGGTTGGTTAAAATATCGGGAGCTTCGGCTCCCTTTATTTTTTTGTTTTCGTAATTTTATGTAAATCACCTATTTTGGAGTAACTAGCTATGCCGATAATTTCACATGAAGTTACCGAGACTATAGAAGCTGTCACTCGTCCGGTAATCTACGCGGTTGCTAGAAACCTACTTCAAAGAACTGGATTGAGTTTAGATGCTTCAGTTTACCTTAATAAAGGAGATGGTCAGGCCCGTAGTTTAAACAGTGGCTTAAAAGAAGCACAGGACGAGGCCACTTTTGCGCAGGATAAATCTCGCATTCAGGTAAGTATGGAAGAAGAGTACATGGATGACGATATGTTGGAGAGTAAAATCCCTGACAGTAATACCAACCCTGCTTTCATTGACCCCGTATTGGGCATCAGTATTAGACCTATCTACTACCAAACCCGCATTACCCTGACCATTGAAATGTATTTTAAATCTGAGTCGGCTGGGAGTAACTGGGTTAACGGCATTCGTCGCCGTGTTGGTAACGGAAGACAAGGGCAAAAACACACTGCGGAATATCACTTTGCTATTCCAGAGGTGTTAATGTCGGTATTGGCTGAACTGTACACTCTACGTGAAAACAATGCGGGTTATGGGGAAACGTTTAGTCAGTATTTGAAAAATAACTTCTCTCACCTAGTAACGGTTATCACTAACCAGGCTGGAACCAAGAGTCAGTTCGCCGTAAAGGAAAAGCAGACAGGTTTTAACGGATGGTTCAGTTTTGAGAAGCCGCCGGAGCTAGTGCAGAATACCCAACAGTTTTCGGCATCGTTTAGCTATACCTTTGAATATCAAAAGCCTGCGGCGTTTGTAATGTCTTATCCTTTAATGGTACATAATCAGTTAGTGCCTAAAAAGTTACGATTGATGGGTGAGAACTATAACATGTTAGTCGACCCCAACCATGCTGATTACACCAAAAGCCGTTTCATGCGTTTACAAGGTGGCCCTATTGTACCTGGACAATCTATTGGTGGGATTAGTGTGCCTAACTGGGATGAATGGTTACCGCAACGAGTGCGCCGCCATTACTCAACCTTACTACGTTGTATGTTGATGGTGGGTAATGACCCGAGGGAACTGATGAACTTGGATAACATACCAAATCTTCAGATTGACCCCATACTGCGCGAGTACATGGTTAAGCATCATACCTTGCTGACCACCAGCTACGCCCATCCTTTTCAGGTGGTGCTGTACAAGGATGGATTGCCTTTACGTGAAGATGCATTAGTAGTAGACGAAAACTTTAATGTGTGGTCTACATTCGATTTAAACCCTCGCCATCAGTATCACCTGTGGATTGGTTGTATGACCGACTTATCAATGTTAAGTGACAATGGGGTTGATGGTTTAATTGCTGATGGGGAAGTCACTAAGCAGGTTATTCGTGTTGTAGATTCAACGTATGATATTAGCAAGGTCCATGTTCTAGACGATGGCTCCATTAGCCTGCCGCGTTGGAACAAAATTAAGACTGAGTTAAAAGAATCGTATAAACGCTACACTAACCGTTATGAAAATAACACCTTAACAGTAGGTCAGTTTACTGTTACTGCTCAGAATCTTGGGAGAGACTAATGCCACTTGTTACTGAAGAAGAAGCGGTCGAACCGATTGCACAGGAGCAACCCCTACGTCCAAGGGAGACTCCAAAGAACTACCAGGATAATGTGGTTGATACCAAAGAGGTTGACCACAGTTCCTTACTGACCTACGTAAGTGGGTCTAGTTGGACAGTTAACTACTATAGTCAGATATTGGGAAAAGACCAAGTTGGGGTTACCCAGCAGGTTGACCAGAATGGCGTGTACCAGCAGTACAAAGAAATTAAAAACTTTGAGCTAAAGGTACAGTCGTCACTGTCTCAAGACCAAGACCCTGAAACCAAGGTCTTTGAAGTAGTGGGTACCAGTAACCTATATCCAAGTATCATTGCCAACACTGGGGATATGTTCATAGCGGATGTAGGAGATGGGCGTTCGGCTATCTTTACTGTTACATCAACCCGTAGACTAACCATCTATCGTGAAGCCGGTTTTGAGATTAACTACAAGTTAGTTAACTACACTACTGCCGAACGAATGACGGATTTGATTGGTAAAGTTGTTGAGAGTGTCTTCTTTAATAAAGAAGGCCTCAGGAAAGGCGCTAACGCCTTTGAGACGGCGTCGGAGTTGGTAGAGCGACAAAGTGTAGCCGAGCTAATAGAACGTCTCACAGGCTCATACACGCGACGTTTTTGGTGTGATGAATTTAACACCATTGTATTTCGCAATGAAAACGATGACCGTATCTACGACCCCTTCCTTGTAGACTTCATGAAGAAGCTAGACGTTCCATGGGTAAAGATTCCTACCAGTTTAAACTGTAACGGAATTGAAAGTCTAGATGAGCCAACTATCTGGACTACAATGGTTGAGGGTAACACATGGTTCCCAGACCTCATTGAGTGGATGGAAGAAGTGTATCCTAGTACGCTAAGTCAATTACCCACTATGGGTGGGATTGCTTGGACTACGATGGAACTTGTACGTGTACCGATGGTTGGCAAGCTACCTGCTGAGCCTGTCCCACCTGTACCAGTTGACGCGGACTATCACCCGACTGACCTAGAAAAGCATTATGTCTTATCTAGTTGGTATTACAATAAACAGCCGGACGGTATGTCTAAACTTGAACGCTACCTAAGTATGTGGTTTGAAAACAAATCATTAGATACCACAGAAATTATTCGGTTAGCAAAAGAAGCGCCTACCTGGGATACCCTGAGCCAGTTTTATCAGATACCCATTATCCTGACGCTTCTGTTATCACTAGAGAGATAAACGCTATGCAACGTGACGCAACCCAAACCGCAGTCTACAAAATCTTCCATTGGAAGTATCAATGTAAAATACCAGAGATGGTAGTTTATTCCGATGCTGTACTTGAAGAGTTCGGTACATTCGTCTCTGGAGACGAAGCGCGTGACGTTAGTAACGCAACCATGTTGGTCGGTGCAATCCGTACAATCGCTGAGCTGTGTGAGATAAGCGCTAAGGGATTTAAGATTGAAATCGAGGACAACAGAAAAGCTTTTGAAATGTACAGCTTGGTGTGTGAGCATTTAAAAGACTGCATCGAATACCAGAAAAATGGTTTGTTCGGTCGAATGCCCCCCATGGATGATTTGAAAAAGCTTGACAAGTTTGCGGCGTATATCTACCCACAAGCGCGCTGGCACTTTGTTGGTGAAACTGAGACCACCAGTAAACTCATGTCCTTCCTATCGCGTAGTCGTACTGGTCGTAAGACAGAGGAGCAGGTTAAGACTGCACCAGATGCACACGTACCTATTACTACTAAACTTGACACCGGTATGTTAACAGGGACAAGGCAATGGAAGTAAGAAACACGACTCTATACGAGGAGATGTTGAAGATAATCAACGTACCGGCTACACACCCAGAGTTTATGTGGTCGGTTACTTTGTTTACTCCTGAGGGCGAATTGGTTTTAGATGATGTTAAGTCAATGTCAGTCGAACGTGACTACGCACAGGACTTCTCAGATAAAACCATGCTCAACTTCATGATGGGGATAGGGACGTACACTAACAAGGTGTATCCCTATAAAAGCAAGTTAACTGTCGAGATTGTTAAGCGTCCGATTGTTGTAGGTTCTAATGATACGCTAGACCCTAACCAATACGCCACGAAGGAAGTTTATCGTGCTGTGTTAGTTGACCAGTCTAGTTTGGGGCTCAGGGCAGGTAGTGAGATGACAAGCGATGAGGCTAAGGGTGACCGCTCACAACGCATCCAGGTACAGCTTCAGTTAATTGACCCGCTACTGGACGCAATGCGTACTAAGTTTATCTCTGGTATCTTTGAGGGTACGTGGGAAAACATCCTTAAGGCACTGTGTCGGGCTAAGCTTCGTAAGGAACCGTGGGAGAAGGACGTTAACCTTGAACGAGTACATCAGCGACAGCAGTATGAACTAGCAGGGGTAGACGTAGTTGAAACGGATAATACCAATGACCCGAAACAACTACTCATTCCTGTTGGGACACGCATTGTTGACCTACCCGACTACATCCAACGTAAGTATGGTTTGTACACCACGTCACTTGGTAGTTACATTGAACGAGGTGAGTGGTATATCTGGGGACTCCATAATACCAAGCGGTATGAAAACTCAGAGAGAACCATTACGGTCGCTATGATGGACAGCGGGGTACTCCCTGCCACCGACAACTCTTACATCGTGGAAGAAAAACACGTTAAGATAGTTGCCACCGGAAACATCCAACATTTGGACAACACTGAATCCACACTTCAGAACCTAGGTAATGGAGTAAGGTATCAGGATGCAAACAAACTGATGGATGGGTATGCTGAGACCATTGATGGTGTAACCCACATCAGCCGGGGTAAAAACCTAAGGGAGTATTTGGTAGAGCCACGGGAAGATAACCTGAATGTGATTCCGTACGCAAAACAGCGTATGACCTCGAACCACTACAAAGAGCTGTCAGAGCTTAATGAGCGCAGGGGAACCATTGTAGCAGTTAAGTGGGAAAACTCCGCACCGGACGTTCTACGACCCGGTACACCTAGTAAACTACTGTACTCGGCGAAGGATGAGGTGAAGAGCGTTGAGGGAATATTAATTGGTTGTGTTCATGCGTATGCAAAAGAGTCACAGCGTTACACTGACCAACGAGTTAGATGTAATAGCCAGTTAGTCTTCTGGGTTAATCGCGATATCACCAACCCGGCATAATGAGGAGGCCTAGGCCTCCTCTGCTTTATGCTGTTTATTTTTTTCTTTACCAAAAATCTTATTCCAGAAAAGTGCAAGACCTACAGTTAACAGCCCATAATAGGCAGCTGCCCCAATCATCGCTGACCGAGGCAGGTCTGTGTAACTAGTAGCGACAGTAAACAGCAGAAATAATCCCAAGGTGAATAATAGGGCTCTCTGCTTAAAGTTCACAACCTGTCCTTAAAATAAACGTTTGAACATCGCTTTAAGGCGCGTCCAGAAACTTTTTACTTCTTCTGCAATTTCTTCAGAAGATTGCTTGGCTTCGCCAATAGCTTCTACCACGTCTTCCGCTGCATCTTCCACAGTGTTAAGCACTTCAGTAACAACGGTATCACTTTTAGTAATATCCTCAGCATGGATATCTACAGTGGCCTTACGATGTTCAGCCAACTCAGCGTTGGTCATCAAAGGCTTACCAGCTACATCACAAGCACCACATTTACTGTAACGCCCATCGGCAGTGTTGTTCTTACGGAAATCATCGATTGGGTGCACAACGTCACAAGCACGGCAGTGTTTCAGGTCACCTTCAATGTGGGCAACGGCAGTACCATACTCTTTACGCAGTTTACGGGTTTGAACTTCGATTACGTTTTTACGTTCGCAGTTCTTACAAACATCGCGACGCTCTCCCGATTTAACACGGAATTGCTTTTCGCTTTTGGTTTTCTTACACTGAATGCAAGTCTTCTTTTCTACAGCAGCAGTCATCATTTACTCCTAGTTACCACAGACAAAAACAAATTTAGTCATAACATAGACAAACTAGAGTAGGGGTGTTAACCCTACTCCCAGAATGCATCATCGTCAGAACCGATTGGTCCCATTCCAACTTTCTTAAGCGCAGCGCTTTCGCCCAGTACGTCGTCCGGTATTGCCCCAACTTCAGCAAACTTATACACGGTGTATAAATCTTTCTCTGGGGTAATGAACGGCATACGGTGCTTACCACGGTGTGCAGTTAAGAATGTTGAACCATCCCCTGGACGTTCTAA